GGAGAAGAATTCGGGGCCGGCTATTGGACGGGGGTTCGATTCCCCCCATCTCCACCATAAAAACCGCGAGATTCTGCGGTAAACTGAGGGTGCTGAAACAGCGTGACACGCTTGCGTGACACGCACGCTAATTTAGCGGAGTACAATCAAGGTTAGACAAAGCCCCTCATGATCAAGCAAGGCGGTGCAAGGATGGCGTCTGTCAAGGCGGTGACACACCGTGACGGCACCGTCGTCTATCGCGTCCGCTACCGGGTCGGCGGGAAAAACCCCGTGTCCGAGACCTTCACGGACGCTGCGAGCGCGCAGCGATTCGCCGACCTCGTCGACCGCGTCGGCGGGGCAGCCGCCCGCGAGATGCGCAGCCTCGACGACCTGGCCGCCGCTGACACGCCCACCGTCGCCGCGGCCTGCGAGCACCACCTCGAGGCGCTGGCCGCGTCGGCGACGCCCGGCACGATTAGCCGCTATAGGCAGATCGTGCGCGACCGGATCGAGCCGCGCCTCGGCCTGGTCCCCGTGGACATGCTGACCCGGCACGCGGTCACGAAGTGGGTCGCCGACATGCGCCGCACCCCCGTCGCGCGCGGGGCCACCGCCGGACGGCCCCCCTCGGCAAAGACCATCCGCAACGCCCAAGCCCTCCTATCCGCCGCCCTGCAACGCCTCGTCGACGAGGACGTCATACCTCGGAACGTGGCTAAGGGCGTGCCCCTGCCCAAGGACGCGACCGTGCGCGAGATGCGATTCCTCACCCCCGACGAGTTCGCCCGCCTCCACGCGCAGATACCCGCCGATTACCAGCCGTTCGTCGCGGCCATGTACGGGCTCGGCCTGCGCTTCGGCGAGGCAACCGCACTCACGGCAGCCGACGTCGACCTCGACGTCGCCCAACCCGTCGCACGCGTCAACAAAGCCTGGAAGATGGGAGACAACGGCACCCCCTACATAGGGGCACCGAAAACCAAGCGCGCCAGGCGAACAGTCACCATCCCCGCGCCCCTGATCCCTGAGCTGCGCGCTGCGCTCGCGGGTAAGGCGGCGGGTGAGCTGGTTTTCACGGCGCGACGTGGTGGGCCGATCACCTCGGGGCCTTTCCACGCGCACATCTGGCAGCCGGCGTGTGACGCGGCGGGCCTGTCCCCGCGCCCGCGCGTGCATGACCTGAGACATTCCCACGCGTCGGCGCTGATCGCCGCCGGTGTTCCCCTGCCCGTCGTGCAACGTCGCATGGGTCACGAGTCGATCCAGACGACCGTCGATGTGTACGGTCACCTCGCGCCCGATGCGTACGCGGGCGCTGCTGAGGCTATGAGCGTTGCCATGGGTGGTGCGACCCCACAACTCGGCATGTGACGCACATCTCCCTAACTTGGCTTGTGTGATAGCTTGCGCGCGGGCTATAGTTAGTGGTGTCAGGAGGGAACAGCCCCCTGAACCTCAACGAAGGAGAGACCAATGACTGCCACGACCGTTTTCCGCACCACCTGGACCGCCAACAACGTCCACATCACCGACGAACGCGGCAACCTGCACCGCAACTACTTCGCCGCCCTGTGGGGCGAACGCTTCACCATCATGACCCGAAGCCGTTTCCTTATCGGCACGGTGAGCGTCCAGTTCACGAAGGGTGCGGGCTACCGCATTATCCTGAAGGATGCGAACACGAACCGCGTCATCGATGAGACGGTCAAGGACTGCCCGAGCCGCGAGCGCGTCTGCGAGCTGGCCGCACAGTGGATCACCGCCCACAAGCCCGAGGCCCTCGTCGCCTACTGCGAGCGCCGCGGCGTCGAGCTCTGACCCCCACGGGCGGCCCGAGCCGATCGCTCGGGCCGCCCACCCAAGGCCAAAGGACTACACCATGCTTATCCAGGAACTCATCGAACAAGCAATGCCCCCCATGGGGTCGCGCAGGCCAATAATGGACGCCATCACCCTCCTAGGGGGTGAATCAAAACGCATTTCTGCCGGCCTTAGCGCCCTTATGCACCGTCACGGCGCCAACATAGAGCTGGCGTACCGCTCCCTTTCAAAGGATGCGGGAGTGTATATTGTGTACTCTGACGGCGGGACATGGCGGCCTCGTCAAATTGAATTGCAGTGGCCAACAGTCGGCGGGCTGGCATTCCTTTTTGTCACGTCGAATAGCGCCGCTAAAGGGCGCGCATACCGCTATATCATCCCCAAGTCGATTGCTGCCGATCCGTTCAATATGGCGGTGCTCCATTATGGAGACTACGTTCATATTGACGAGCAGCTATACGACGATTCATACAAAGTCGATTGGACGTTTGATTGGTACCCAGAGTATGAGGTTGACCCTCGTGAATACGAGGAAAGGTGCGCATACTCATACGGGCTCTTCGAGCCCTTCCTTGAGGACGCGGAGTATTACACGCAGTCTGACAACCCTTACATGCTCAATACGCGTAGACTCTACACAATGGGTTTTCCTCGCGGTGAACGTATTGACACCCTTGAGGGATACGGAAAGCAGCGTGGCGCGTACTTCTACATCCGTCATCGAAACGGCGAAAAGAGCCCAATCTATGGTTGGAACGGATACGGTCAATCGTACATTCACTTGCCTGTGGAACTCCCATATTCTGGCGGGTATCAGGTTGAAGTAGATGCATCAGACTGCGATATCTTCGTCGTCGAAGGCACGCATCTGAGGGCGCACGCCGCCAAGGTTGAGAGGATGCGCAGACGAATCGAATCGCAACCTCACAAGAATGTGACCCGCGCCCTGGAAGACTGGGAAATGATGATTGAGTTCGAGCATTTTGCGCCGCGACCCCATGGGTTCGGCTCATACGTCGACAAGTGGCTCAGCTAGAAGACGTGGGCCGATGGGGAAGCCCCTCCCCGTCGGCCTGCGCGCCATAACGAAAGGGAACCACATGACAGACCAAGACCACCTAACCCCCGCCGGGCTGCGTTGCCGGCGCAAAGCCCTAGGGCTCACCCGCGCCGAACTCGGCGACCTCATCGATGCGCCCGAAAGCGCGATCCGCTCATGGGAGATCGGGAAGGGGGCACCGCGAGATCCGATCAGCGTTCACATGCTGCTCGGCAACCTCGAGGACGCCGCCCTCGACTGCGTCGACGAGCTCACAGCGCCCGCCGATGACGAGATCGAGGATGTGCGCGTGGTCCCGACCGCACTGTTCTCGTACGTCGATCAAGCTGCGTACGAACAGGGCTGTGAGTGGGCCTCGCGGCTCCCGCTATCGACGTATCAGGCGTGCGTCGGGAGGGCCTTCGCGTTCCTGGCCGACCAGGACATCCCCGTCAAGATAATCACCCGCACCACTAGGGAGGCATGATGACCCGCAAGTACTTGGGCGCCGCCGACTTCGCCGCCCGCGCAGGCCTAGCCGTCGCGACAATCCGCTCGTACATGCGCAAGGGCCTGACCCCGCCCGCTGACGTGCAGATTAGCACGCCGAACGGCCCGCTGCGCGGCTGGTCCACCGATACAATCGATGCATGGCTCGCCTCGCGGCCAGGGCGGGGTGCGCGCACAGACCTGCGCAAGTAGCGCACATCACACTAATTCTACTTGCGCGATAGCTCGCGCACAATGTATAGTTAAGGCATCGGGAGGGACAAGCCCCCCGAACCTCAACGAAGGAGAAAGACAATGAGTACCTACATGATCGACACCAACGCTGACATCGACCGCCTCATCCTCGACGGCGACCGTGACACCATCACCGCCTGGTTCGAGGCCAACCTCCCCGGCGACGAGATCGCCGATTTCCGCGAGGCCCTCATCGACGCCACCGTCCGCCTGACCGGCGAGGACCGCGAATTCCTCGCCTCCAACGGCTACAAGATCGTCGAGGACTGACACGAAGCAAGGCCCCCGGCTCCTTCCGCGCAGGGAGGGGCCGGGGGCCTTCACCGAAAGGAGGGGCCTGTGGAGCAGGACATCGACGGTGTTATGACCGAGGAGGAGGCCCGCGCCGCCGGATATCTCCCCACCGCCGAGGTGCCCGACCTCATCGGGGTCGAGCGCAACGTCCGCGAGCTCGGCAGGACCATGCGCCGCGAGGGGCTGCGCCCCGTGCGCGTGTGGCACTCCTACTGGTGGAACGCTGCCGCCGTCAAGGACTGGGCCGCGCGGCGGCGTTGGATACGCGCCCAGGGCTCCACCCCCTACCCATGCTCCGAGCCGGGGTGCGAGCGCGACGCCGTCGCGCATGGCCTGTGCCTCATGCACTACAAGCGCAGTCGCGGCACGCACGCCGACGTGCGCTCACGAGCAGGCCAGCCCGTCGGCGCCGGGGTCTACGGTCGCATCACAGAGGACGAGGACGGCCGGCTCATCTGCCATGAGTGCGGGCACGCTTGCCTGAGCCTCGCCGCCCACATCGTGCGCGCGCACGGCATGAGCGCTGCGGAGTATCGGGAGGTCTATGAGCTGCCACGCACGACGAAGCTCGTAGCCGCCAGCGTCCGCGAGCGCACGGGCGAACGATCGTCCAGCCCAGAGAATCTGGCTCGGCTCGCCCGAGCGCGCAACCCACAAGCCGCCGCCGACGCCCGCACCACAGACACATTCAGAGCCGTCAGCCGCGCCCAGCGTCAGCGGCTTGCGAGGTCGCCTGAATAGCAGGATAGGCCCCACCCTAGTGTGGGTGGGGCCTATTAGTGGCTTACGGGTGGACGGTGGTGGGCCATGAGGCCATGAGGCCGTTCGCGCCCTTCCCGAGCGCGGTCTGCGCCTGAGACGGCGACGTGATGATGTGCGCGATCGTCGGCTTGCCAGTGGCGACGAGTTGCTGCCACGCGGCGGCGGGCGCGTTCCACTCCATGCCGAGCACGTCCCAGCGGGTGGGGTCGGCGGTCGCGAGCTCGTTCGGGTACATCATGCACATGGTGCGATAACCGCGTGCCTTGGCGCGTGCCACGGACCCCGCGTTGACGAAGTGTTTCCACAGCACCCGGCGTTCGGGGTGGCCGTTGAACGCGTCGTCGAGGAGCGTGTACAGGTCGAGCTCGGCCTGCAGGTCAGAGCTGTTCGCGTCCTGCTTCGAGGAGGTCGCCTTGTGGTCGACGGCCAGGATCACGTCGTCGGGGAGCTGCTCGAGTAGGTCGGTAAACCGCATGAGCGGGCCTGATCCCTGTCTCAGGGTTTTCAGCGTGTCCCACTGCGTGGACCAGATCGGGTGCTTCGTGCCCGGCACGGTGCGCTCGGTTGTCCAGTCGTGAATCATCACGTACTCGCCCGACGCGCAGCGGCGCAAGCTGATTTCGAGGGCCTTGAAGCCTGCGCGCAGGGACGCGTCGAGGCCCGCCTGCGTGAACTCGGGGTACTCGGTGCCGCCGAGCCTGTGGCTGATGTAGAAGGGGCGGCGGGTGAGGAACTCGGCGACGAGGTCACGCGCCGCGGCGGCGGGCGCCGTGGTGCGGGGTCGCAGGGGAACGTCGCCGCCTTCGCGGCGGCGGCGGTACAGGCGGCCCGTCATATCCCCACCGTCACGTCGCCGCACCTTGAGTACGCGTCCCGTGGGGGCGGTGTTTTCGGCGGCTTCATGCATTGGGGATCACCACCTGGACTCCCGCGCCGTTCGCGGTCTGAGTGTTCGGGTAGGTGACCGTGAGGTCGCCGGCCTGAGCGGTGCGGCGCGCCACGAGCACGGTCTGTAGGTTGTTGCCCTCCTGGGCGGCGTACTCCAGGCGCTCCCACCCGGAGTTGATGGTGACCTGGTCGGCGGTTTCCGCGGCGGTCGACCGCTCGAATGTGAAGCCGATCGTCAGGCCGGTGGTCGCGGGAACTTCGGGGGCCGTGCAGGTGCCCGTCTCGGCGGGTTCGGCCTGGCGCTTCTTCACCTGGCCGACGACGGGCGTGCCGCCGCCGCGAGTGGTGACGGCGGCCCAGCCCGCCTCGACGGGCTGCGACGTGCGTACCGTCAGTTCGGGGGCCCAGGGGCCGACCGCGACCGTGAACCGCATGGTGCCGATCCAGTAAGGCTCGACGAGCACCACGTATCCGGTGGGGAACTCGAAGGTCTGGCCATTGACCGCCTTCGTGTTGACGGCGACGATCGTACGATCGCCCGCCTGGCCGTCGGTGCGGACGGTGATTGTGTCGCCGATCTGCTGGCCTGACGCGTGTGCGACGAGGGTGGGGCCCGCCGCCGGGTTCGGCTTCGTTTCGCCGTGATCGTCGTGGCCGGGCGCGTCGGCCTGCTCGGTGATGAGGTAGACGGTGCCGTCGGGCAATGCTTCGGCTTCGGCGCGCGAGGACACGACCTTGATATCGGCGAGGGCCAGGGGCTTGCCCTGATCGTCGACAAGCGGCGTGCCGCCAGGCGTGGGGGGTGTGTCGGGCGTGGGCGTGGGGGTGGTGAGGAGGTCGCCCAGGGTCATGGTCTGCCCGTCGGTGAGGGTCACGTCGCGTTCAGTGAGGATGCCGGTCGGGGACGCAACGGACACGACGTAACGGCCAGGAAGTAGTTCGGCGGTGACGTTCCCGTCGTCGCCCTCACTGGTAACTGAGCCGGGGACGATGAGGTCACCGTCAGGGGTGCGCGTCGGGTTGGGGTTGGGGGTGGCTGTGATCATGACGGTGACGGGGGTGCCGTTAGGGGTCTTGACGGTGCCCTTGATGGTGGCGGGCATGAGTTCCTCACTGTGTAGCTGGGTGGTGCAGGGGGTGGCCCGCCGCCCGCGCCGCGAGCCTCGAGGGGTCGTCGCGGCGCGGGGGCGGTTACTTGGTGTCGCGCGCTTCTAGAGCCTCGATTCGGCTATAGATTGCGAGGTGAGTGTCATGCGCGTGGCTGTCGATCAGTCGGTGAGATGCCTCGCGGGCGGTGCGTTCGTCATGGAGTTCTTCGGCCATCCGTCTACCATGCTCATCGATGCGGTCGATGCGCGCCTTTAGGTCCGACAGGCTTTCACCGTGACTATCGAGCGCGTCTGCGACGCGGTCGACCGCTTCACTGACTGCCTTCACCGTGTCGCGCACGGTATCGAGGTCGTCGCGGATGTTCGTGCTGTGGTCGTTGCTGACCTGCGCGTCGGCGGACTGGGCGGCGGCCTTCGCCTCCTCAGCGGCGCGGGTCGCCCGCTGCAGGTGCGACTCCATGCTCGCCTTCAGGCGAGCGAAGCCAACGGCGGCGGCACCGCCCAGACCGGCGATCAGGACGGAGGCCAGGCCGTTAAGGGCCTCGATGACCTTAGGGTCTGAGAGGAGGTGGGTCACTGGGCACGGTCACCGTCCGCGTCCCCACCGGACAGATTCATGAGGTCGCGCAGGTGCAGGTCGTCGACGGTTTCGCCGCCGGGGGTGAGGGCCCCCGCCCAGTCAATCAGGGACGCGCCGTTGATCTTGACAGCGGAAAGCACCTGGAACGCCGTCCAGGCGATACCCAGGAACACCGAAGCCTGCGCGAGGAACAGCTGCCAGGTAGCCGGGTAGCTGCCTGAGACCCAGACGGCCAGGGAGACGACGACGGCGACCACCGCGAGCAGAACCTTACGGCGGGCCGGGGTCCAGTACGGGCGGTCAAGCGCCGCCTGCACGACCGGCCAGATGAGACCGACGACCACCGTCGTAATGAACGGATCGGCCTGCAATCCGAGGAGGAGCTGGTTCACGGTCAGGCCTCCTTCTTGGTGGCGTCGATGACGCGCTGCACGGCGGCGTCGATGTCCTCACGCACGCCGCCGCGGATAGCTGCGACGGCGGCGTTGTGGCGCTCCCACGCCTGGCGGACGAGGAGGTTGTAGAAGTCCCACTCGACGACCTTCGCGTCGCCGAGGAGGCGCTCGTAGGCGGTGCGTTCGCCGTAGGTGTTGTCGATCGCGCGGGCGCCGCCCACGGTCGCGTGGATGAGCGCATAGGCCCATTCACCCCAGGGGGTGCGGGTGCAGATAATGTACATGTTGTCTCCAATCAGATCAGAAATGGAAGTTGAGGGCACGGCGCCGGTGGGGGCTCCGTTCTGGATCGCGATCGCGCGGGCGTCGAGCTCCTCGAGGCGCGATTCCCACCGTCCGGGGCAGGCGGTTGCGTAATGGTCCTGATGTCCCGATAGGGGAAGGTAGCCCCACTCGGTGCGGATCGCGGCGATCAGCTGCGCGACCGTCTCGAAATCGCCGTCGGAACATTCAGGTCGGCACTCGATGCCGATGCCGCCGGCGTTCATTCCGGGGCAATGCCAGGCGGTGTTGGTGTCGCTGACGAGCTGGGTGACGCGGCCGGCGGACGCGACGTAATGAGCGGAGGTGTTGCCGTTCGCGCGGGCGAGGTAGCCGGCGACGGTGTCGTGGTCCTGGCCGTCGGTCCCCCAGTGGTGAATGACGATGTCGCGCAGGGGAGCGGCGCGGCCTGGCGTGTAGTTCGGTGACCAGCGTGTGTCGGTCACGGCCGAGTTGAGGGCCATAGGGTCTCCTTAGTAGCCGGTGGCGTGGAAGGTGAAGCTCACGGCGGTGGCGACGTCGCGGTCGGGGAAGGTGAGACGGAAGCCCGTCGCGTTGACAATGTCGACTGCCCAGCGGGTCGGGATGTGTGCGTTGACGTCGGCGTTCACCTGCCCGTAGGCGAAGGTCACGCCGACGTGGACACAGTCGTCAGGGAAACTAACCGGGAAGTTGATAAACGGGGTGACGCACCGCTTCGCGCCCGCGACGCCTTCGTACTGCGCGAAGCCCGTCCACCGCCCGTGCTGTTCGACGCGCGGCGCCTGGGCGGGGACCGACGCCTTCGCACCGACGACCCAGTTGCCCGCCGCGGCCCCGTATGTGATGACGGGGGTTAGGCGCGTGAGTTCCCACTGGCCGCGCTGGTTCTTCCTTCCCTCGCACTTGTGGATGTTGTTTGATAGGTCAAAGTAGATCGGGCGGGCGGCGGTTGGCGGCTGCCCGGCGCGGTCGGCTGCGTTGCAGACGGTCACGGCCTCGTCGTATGTGTCGACGTGGATGATGTGGCTGATTGATCCGGCGGTTTTCGGCCAGGTGGCGAGGATGTCCTCGCCCGCTTCGGGCGTGCGGACGCGGTTCCAGTTCTCGATGGTCAATGCGGTCTCCCTTATTGTCGTAGGTAGGTGGCGGTGAATCTGTAGTCCTTGAGGGTGGCGTACGCTTTTTGCGTAGACTGCAGGGCAATGCCGATGCGCTCACCCTCAGCGCAGCGGACCATGCCCGACGTGCGGATCGTCATGTACTGGCCAGGCCCAGCAGACCCATACGCGTAAACGGACCCGAACGCAGACGTCGGAGAATAGACGGTCCCCGCCGCGGCGTTCGTGACCGCGAGCAGTACCGTTCCGTCCCAGCCGTAGGACTTCACAGCCGCCCACGCCTCGACCTGATACACGCCGGCTTTCGGGACCGTGACGGTCTGGCCGCCGTCCGCACTTTTCCAGGTGCCGCCGGTTTCGACGAGCTTGCGGCCGCCTGACAGGAGCTGTAGGCGGTTCCACACGTCGCCGTTGAACACGGTCGATGCGACTTCGCCTGACGCCCAGCACAGGGTGGGCTTGTCCGCGAGCGCGGCCCAGGGCAGCTCGGAGACGAGGGTGCGGCGTCCGTTGATGGTCTGCCAGTAGGCGAGGCCGGTCGGGGTGAGCGCGGTGTCGTTGCCTTTGCCGTCGGCGAGCTGGATCTGCACGTTCTGGCTTGTGCGGGTCATGCTGATGCGCGTCGGCGCGGGATCTGAGTAGGCTTCGGTCCAGTTGGTGAGGGTGAGGCGGATCGGCCATTGGCGGCCCGCTTCGGGGGTGTTGGGGGGCCATGTGGCGGCGATCTTGATTTGACGATCGTCGGTGGTTTCGAGATCGCCGACATTCAGCGTGAGCGTGCGGGTCGTGGTTTGGCTAGTGGACGTTGCATTCACAGCGGGATCGTCGCCGATCAGGTAGGTTGCCGTCACAGTCGCCCCGGCGGGGGCTTGCAGGTTGAGGGTGATTCGCAGGTCACGGACGGCCTTGCCGGTGGTCGGCGTGGACGTGGTTTCGACGTGCTCGGGCCCCCGGGGGCCAGGGATGGCGATCTCGATAACCGGGTGCGTGCCCTGCCAGGTTGCGCGCGTGGCGGGTGGCTGGCCGGTGACGTGGCCGTGCGTGAAGGCGGGCTGCCAGCGCATCATGGTGTCGCCGCGCTGGGTGCGGGCGGCGCCGACGCCGCCGAGCACGAACTCAGAGCCGCGCAGCTGCGCGCCGCTGATCCACTTGCCAGTGATGCGGTCGGCGATAAGCTCGCCGGGAATGACAGCGTTTTCAGCGCGGATCTTATCGACAACCGTGAGGGTGTCGAACGCCGCGAGCTTACTGTACAGAGCTTCGCTGGCGACGATCTCGCGGGCGGTGACCGTGCCGGCCATGATGCGCGCCCCGTCGATGGGCGCCGCATTGGCTTCCGCGATCTTCCGGGTGAGGTCGTCGCGGGTTTCCTCGATTGCTGCCTGCGCGCCCTGCAGGGCGGCGGTCGCCTGGGTCGCGGCGTCACGCGCGACCTTCGCGGCCTCGCCCACGGGCACCGTCTCAACGCCGGTGGGGGCGGTGACGGTTGGCGCGTGGGCGAGGGTGGCGGCGCCGGTGGTGTCGCGGTCCAGGCGCACGGGCGCGCCCTCCCAGGTGATTCCGGCGGTCGAGGGGACGACAACCGTCGTGCCGGGGGGTGCACCGTGGGGGGTGACCTCGACGAGGCCGGCCTCCTGGTCGACGATCCCAGTGACCGTGCCCTGCACGGGCCCCGTGTGAGGTGCGGGTCCGCGCGCGGGGGTGAGGTCGAGCCAATCGGACAGGCTATCGGGCGTGGACACTAGCGTAAACCTCCAAGTCGACGCGCATTTGCGCGTCAGAGTTGGCTAAATCGATGGAATAGCCGGTGACGGTGCCGGTGATGACCTCACTGCCCGTCTCCACGCAAATCGAGTCCCACAGTTCGATGCGGGGATCGGAGATGAGGGCGAGGCTGCGCGTGCCACGGGCGGCGAGGGCCTTCGCCCGGTACGTTTCGGCGGCCTGCTGCACCGTGCCCTGCAGGTCGGTCATCTGCATCTCGCTGCGCTCGGTCACCACGCCGTAGACGGACGGCTGGTAAGGCGCGTCATACAGGGTGGCTACCCCGTCGTAGTGGGGCGCGTCGCCACCGCCTTCCGGGGTTTCGCCGGTCGTGCCGACAAACCAACGGTTCGCGCGGCGCTCAGCGCTTTTGCGGGCGGCCTCAATGAGGAGATCCCGGCCTGTGTAGGTCTCCGCGGCGACCCCTGTCTCGGGCTTCCACACGTGCAGGGCCCCGTCGGGGCGCACCGTCCAGGCGAACCCGTAAGCCTCGGCGAGCTTGCCCATGGCCTCCGTGCGGGACGTGCCCCACTCGAACGTGCGGGGGATCGGCTGGTCCCCGTCGTCGACGATCACCTGCAGGCCGCCCTCATCCGGGGCACCCGCGAGGCGCTGAAACTCAGACGAGACGGTCGCGCCGCCGGGCGGGGATGACGGCCAGTCCATCGGGTTCTTCTCGCACCGCTGAAGCAGATCGTACGCGGTCACACTGACCCCGCCGCCGCTTGTTTCTTCCCACGCGTCGATCTGGTAGACCCCTACCTTCACGCGGGTCGTCACGCCCCCGGTGGTGATCGTCTGCGTGATGTGAAGCCGCTGCCCGTAGTTGTTGAGCGGGTCGCCCGGGTCGCGGGGCACCCACCCGTAGGGAGCCTCGAGCGTGAGGCGCTCGCGGGGTGTGCGGCCGGTCGACGCTTCGAGCTGTGCGCTGACGACGGGAATGTCCTCGGCCAGGACGCGCCCGGCGAGGACCGACGCGACGGACACGCTGATGGTGGTAGGTGCGGCGAGGGTCGCCGCGTTCGGGCCGCCCCTCATGGCATCCCCGCGAACTCACGCAGGAGCTCCACATAGGAGCGGGCGCGCCACGTAGATACCGCGTCCCACGCGCCCCACGTGACGACGGGCGTATTGACTGGGTTACCGTTTTGGTAGCCCGCGTATTCCGTCCATTTTGCGTTAAAGCGCTGGTGGCCTGTGTGCCCTACCCACGTGTGGGTAACGTCGGTGATGATGGCGGCGACTAGTGGGAGGTGGCCCGGGACGGGTGCGCCGGTCGCGAAAATGACGGGGGAGCGGCTTTGGAGAATACGCCACACGTCGTTTTCGCGTGTGGGATCGTAGACGATAAAGTGTGTTTCTCCTGTTCGTAGGGGTGGGGTCGCTGGGTAACGGACGGCTCCGGTGTCCCATGTTTTCACGTTGCTTCGCCACGTGTGTAGCGTAGTGACGGGTTGCGCGCCGAGGCCGGGCACCTGGTTACCGTTGAGGTCCGTGACGATTTGCGTTCCCATAGTTCCGCCGTCACGGACCATGGTGACCGTGCGGGTGCCGATCCGGTATGTGGTGGGTACGCCGGGGGTCGCGAACGGGTCGCTAAACGCGGTGGGTGCGCCGTGCGTGTCAGACGGGTTGATGAGCCGATCATCGGCGTATATGGCGGCGTTCGTGTCGTCGCCGTCGAGGTAAAACGAGGGGAGGCCGGTGTGTTGGTGTATCCACGTCGTGACTGTCATAGGATGCTCCTGGCTACGCGCACCGCTTCCGTGCGCGCGAACGCTTGTACTTGTTCGCCGGTGAACGGATTCGTTACGTAGGCGGTGACATGTACATTCGGGATTGTGGGGGCCGCGTTAGATGTAGGTGACCCGTTGGCGTACCCGTTAGCCCCAGCGGGTATGTACACGTCTCCGAACCGGCGTGCCACTTCGGCGAGGATGCTACGGGAGCGGCCGCGTTTCGTGGACGCCAGGGGGATGTACGCTTCGCCGCCGGTTTCGGGTTCGGCCCATACACGCCACGCTCCGGCGGGCGCGATTTGCGCGACGTGGTTTTCACCCCGTCGGCCTCCGTTCGCGTAGAACTCAATGCCACCGTCCGCATAGAAGTTGGTTACGGACCCATCCGCGTTTGATTGGGCTCCGACAACGCGTTGCACGATGTTCATGACGATGTTCGACCCGTCCCACTTGCTGAAGATGGACTGCGCGACCGCTGAGACGTTGTCCTTCCCTCGGATGGACATTGATGGGTCCATGCCGTTGATCGCGGAGACGGCGGCGTTCGCTTGGTTCATTGCGTACTGGTTGTCGCCGTCGATCGTGACGGTGCCCGTCGAGGAGTCAACGACGCCCAGCGAGGCGAGGAGGGCGGCGACTGCAGGGTCGTCGTTCGCGTTAATCGTGTACGTTCCATCACTGTTCTGGGTGATACCGATTGCCTGCATGAGCGAATCGATGGCAGGCGCGTTGTCCGCGTTGATCGTCATCAACCCGTCCTGGTTTGACCGGACGCTGTCAATGAACGACTGGACCGCCGCCGTGGCTTCGTCCGTGTCCGCGTACGTCGTGATGTCGATGCGCGTTGACTCCACGCTGCTGAGAAGACCGAGTTTCTCGATGAAGTCTTGCGTCTCAGACGCGCTTAGTCCCAGTTGGGACGCCCACGACTCCCAGTAGGCGCGGTTGCTGGCGATCTTCGCGTTGAGTTCTTCCTGGGTGGCGCCCGCGTTCTTCATGGCGTTGAGCTGGTCGTTCTGCGCCTGAACAGCGTCACGGCTCGTTTCCATGAACTTCCGGTTTGATTCCTCGAACCAGTCGATCGACCCGCTCGCGTCACGAGACACGCTCGTCATGTCCGCGAAATCAGAGTTGAGTTTCTCGATAGCGTCGTGGGCGCGGTAGTTGGCGTCGGTGAGGTTGCCTTGCGCGGCCGAGTAGGCGCGCAGCGCGTCTGCAGCGCGATCAAGGATCGCTTGCTGGCGTTCGAACGCGACGGTGGAATCCTCCGTCGCCTCAGCGAGGCGCTTGCTTTTCTCTGTCCCCTCCTGCGTGGTTTGCGCGAGCTCCCCGAGTTTCTCCTCGACCTCGGTAGCGGTGCCAGCCGTGCGGTGCGTCGTACCGTAGAAATCAGTCCAGGTTTCGTCTGCGAACTCAGCTTGCTGGCTGGCTTGCTTCAACGTGTTATTGACGCGTTGCGTGGCGTCGGCCTGGCCGAGCAAGGACGCCGTGAGGTCGCTCGCGTGGCCGCCCATCCGCTGGTATTTCTCGATCAGCCCTTCGGATTCGAGCTGTTTCGCGACCCATGCGCGGCTGTTCTCCGTCACCGCCCCGGTTTCCTTGTCGAGCGTGTCCGCGAACTCCTGAGCCTTCCGATTCGCCTCCGCCTTACGCTGGGCGTACGCGACGAGGACACCCACAAGAATGGTCAATCCCGCCGTGACGAGGCCGGCGGGGGATACGATGCCCGCCAGAGAGGACCCCAGACCAGCGAACGACTGGCGTGCCGCGTCAACAACTCCGGTCTTGGCGGCCTGACCTACGAAAAGGCTGATCGCCGAGCCGGCGGCCTGAATAGGCCCTGAAAGACTGGTGATCGTAGACACCAGCTGTGAGGCGGGGCCGCGCAGGGCGATGAACGCTGCAGCGGCGGCCAGGACAGGCGAAGGGAGTTGTAGGACAGCCGTCGCGAGCTGTAGGACAGTCGTCGCGAGGGGCAAGAGCGCCGTTGCGGCCTCGGCGGCCAGCGTCACCAACGGGACAAGCTTCCCAACGAAGATCCCCAGCCCTCCGGCAACCTGAGCGAGGCTCGGAGAAAGCTCGGCAATGATCGTCATACCCAGGTCGCCGATAGCGCGGGCCGCGTCCGCGAGCGCCGGAACAGCGGGCGTGAACCCGTTGACGAACGCTTGCCCGACCGCGCGCACCTGAGGGCTCGCTGCTGCGAGCGCAACCACCGCCGCGAGCAGCGGGTTGACTGCTGTTGCGAGGCCGCCGAGAACAGGGATCGAGCGGGCGCCAAGAGTTGTGAAAGCAGCGCCGAGGGCGGAGACGAGCGGCGCGTACTTGGTGAGCCTGTGCAGGTCAGCGACGAGCTGCGCCGTGTTGATCTTCGACACCCACACGTTGACCTGCTGCAGGCCGTGGGTGATCTTGTCGAACCCGCCGCCGCCAAGCGTGGTGAACGACTTGACGAGGTCGCGGACCTTCTTCTGGACCGACCGCAGCACGTCCGCGACGAGGTTGCCCCACACGACCGCCTGGCCGCCGCCCGTGGGACTGATGAACGGCTCAGCGAGGTCAGCGCCCATGTCGCGCCACGCAGCTTTGATTCGGTCGACTGCGCCGGACCACTGCTGCTTGACAAGTTCCGTGGTACCGCCGAACTTGGCTTGCATGCCGACCGTGATGGCGTCGAGGGCATCGTCGGCGCTGATCTTCCCGGCCGTGATGTCCTTCTTGATCTCCGCGGCTGTCTTGCCGAACGCCTGGCCGATCAGTTCCGCTGCGTTGATGCCGCGTTGCCCGAGCTGTAGGAGGTCCTGGCCCGTGATCTTCCCTGCGGCCTTGATCTGGGCGAGCACGAACGCGAGGTCCTGCAGGTTCTGACTGGACCCGCCGGTGGCGGCGACCGCGTTCTGGAGCGCGTCGAGCATGGGGATCGTCTTTTCGACCTCCACGCCGAAAGCCAAGAGCTGCTGCTGCGCGGTGATGAACGCCGTCTTAGCGAACGGGCTCCGGGACGCCAGGTCGTTGAGCTTGCTCATTTGCTCGTTGACGGCCTGGGTGGATCCCAGGAGCGTCTTCAAGGCGGCGCGGCTGTTCTGCTGGAGCTTGTTATAGCTCGCGCCGGTCTTGACGAGGCTGGCAATGACGCCACCGGTCGCCGCGGCGGCGCCCGTGAACATCGTGGCAACCGTTTGCCCTGCCTGCTTGGCCGTGTTGGCGAGGCCGTGGGCCTTGCTTTCGGCCCTGTCCATGCCCACCGTGAACTCGCGGTCGTTCACGGTCAGGTAGAAAGCGAGCGTGCCAAGATCAAGAGCCACGGTCGGGTTCCTTTCACTGGGTGAGGGCGGCGTGTGTGCGTGTCCCTGGCGTGGAAGCGCACGCGAGGATGAGGCTACGAACCGGCGGCCATGGGTCGCCTTGTGCGCGCCACTCGTGTAGGTGGAAGACGTCGGCGAGGTCGGCGGTGACGGCGTCCCAGGCGTTGAAGATGTTCCACCAGGTGGCTCGCGCCTGTGGGCGCTGTGGGTCGCGTGGCGCCTTGTATTCGGCGTAGACGGGGGTGCCGTCCTCGCCGACGCCTATGGGGGCGCCTATGCCGTACGGCGCCCACTCTTCGAGGGTTTGCGGGTCCGGGCTTTTGGGGCCGCGTCCTTGAATGCCTGGTCGAGCGTGTTCTTCGCGTCTCGGCCTGCGGCGTCGATCGTGGCCAGGTAAGCGGCGACGGCGGCTTCGCTTCCGCCGTTGGCCCAGTAGATGACGGCCGCGAATGCGGCGCTGTGGATGTAGGCGGGCGGGCACCCGTCTGCTTCAAGCGCCGTGACTTGCTCGGCACCCAACACGATGGGGGCGAGTTCGTCAAAGCTGGTGGGGATTCCCTCGACCTCGGTGTCGGTCAGTGGGGGTTCGCCGTCGTCGATGCGGCGGGCTTGCTCGGCTTGCATGGCCTGAAAGGCCGTGATTAGTTTCCCGGCTTCGACGGTGGGGACGGGGCTGGTGATCTCCCAGGCGCCGCACGTCATCGTGAAGGGCTTGGGAAGAAAAGCGGTGAGGTTCATTCTGGGTCCTTGATCGTAGTTGGCGGGGTGTGGGTGCGCCGGGGTCCTCTGAGTGGACGTGAGGACCCCGGCACAGGAGGCGGTCAGCCGGCGGCGTTCAGGGGGTTCTTGATCTTCTTGCGCGGCCCCTGACCGGTTACCGTGATGTTCCAGCCAGCTACATCATTCGTGCCGGTCTGGCTGCGCGTGATCGACACCGTTCCAACGCCCTCGTATGCGTCGTCCGGGTTGGCCTTCCCGGTCGCGGGCTTGTCATACCACCGCACGTGAACGGTGGCCTTGTTACCGAGCACGTCGGGCTCGGTCGCGGCCTTGAAAGCCTCCACCTCGGGGAGATACTTCCCGTCGGAAAGGCGCTGGTGCTGGATCTCGAGGGTGAGAGTCCAGGACTCGCCGACCTTGATCGGGTGGTCTGCGCCGAGGTCGTCGTAGGTTTGGCCGTCCTGGGTCTTGGCTTCGGCGTTCGGCGCGATCGCCTTGGCGAATCGGACGCTCTGCCAGTTCCCCTCGGTGATCTCGATGTCGACGCCGAGTTCGTAGGAGAACCCGATCTCGGAGTTGGTGGGGGTCTTTGCGGGTTCAGGCATTGTTCATGACCTTTCTATGGTGATGTGGAGTTCGTAGTTGTCGCTGCGCTCGTCAAGACCAGACTGGTCGGCGCCGAGCTGCAGGGCGGACAGGTGCGAGCACCGCGCGACACGGAGGCCACCCCACGTCTGGTGGTGCGCCCCGTGAAGAGCCGCGAGCGCAGCGTCAGCGAAGGGATCGGCGTCGTATGGCGCGCGGACCCTCACTTGGACCCGCGCCACCGTCACGTTGATGCCGGGTGTGATGGGCGGGTCGATCTGGTATGTGGCAACGGCGAGCGCCGTTTCCGGTGTGGCTTGCAGGCGTTTGGCGTACACGGGCGGGGGGCCGCCGGGCGTGAGCGTGTAGGCACCGTCTTCGCCGGGCCAGTACGCGACGCCCGCTTGGGCGAGACGCTCACACACCGCGCGTGTGATGTCCCGCATCGTGGGAATGTGCGCGGTCACTGGGCGGCCCTCCTGACTTCGGTGGCGATGATGTCCCGCATCGTGGCCTCCTCCTCGTGAGCGGGGCCTTCCAGGTACTTCGCCCGCCCACCCTTGGGGTGCCGCCAGCCGAGTTCCTCGTGTTGGCGCGCGGCGTACGGCGTGTTGTAGGACACGGCGACGCGGGTGCCGCCATTGAGGACGGTTACTGCCGCCGACGCGCGGAGCGCGCCCTCATCGACGGGCGCGGCCTGCTGGGACACGCCTCGTAGGTGCTCGGCGGCGTGACGGAGACCGACTTCCGCGGCGAGAGCAGCGGCGCGGCTGATACGCCCGCCGTTCCATGTGAGTTCCGCGCCGCTCATTCGATGTTCCAGACATCGTGCGCGGGCAGAGGAAGCGGACCGGGGTCGCCGCGGCTGATGGACAGGACGCGGCTCGTGCGCCCGGATGGGAGTGTCACGGTTGGCTCCTCGTCCAGGTTGATGGGGGTGCCGTGTGGGACGGCCACCTGGGCCGTCGACACGGTTTCCGCACCTGTCTTGTCGCGGACGAGTTTCTGGGTTTCCGACACGAACACCCCGGTAATGCGTGTGCCGTCCCCGTCGGGTTTGGGGCCGTAGGGGGTGCGCCGCATCCTGTGCAGCGTGACCTCGTGAACCCCGTAGATCGCAAGAATGCCCCGGGTACTCATTAGCCGACCACCAGTGGGGGCTGCGGATTGAGGCCCGCGAGCCCGAGGATGAGGCGCGCCTCGAGGCACAAGGTCTCGGCGGCGCGCTCGCGGGCTTTGACGCGGGCGTCGGCGGTGTCGGCGTAGGTCATGGATGCTCCGAGGAGGCTACTGGATGCGACGACTTTCCCGGTTGTCTGAACGTTCTCAGCGCCGGGGGTGATGTCGTTTGCCGCCCAGTAGCGGGCTTGCGCGAACTCGGCGTCTCTTATGGCTTGCTTGTGTGCGGGCGTGGTTGCGGGCGGGCAGTCCTGCAGCCACTTGCGGACGAGTAGGTGGCTGAGGCGCTCGAGCGCCTCGTCGTCGTTGGCCAATTGCTTGCCGCCTTTCGTATGGGGGTGGCCCCGTGGGAGGACCCTAGCCACGGGGCCACCCGGCTTGGCTGGGGCTATTCGCCCTGCTCGCCGGTGATGCCCTTGCGTGCCTTCCCGGCGGCTTCGGCTGCGAGTACGCGGTCTCGTTCCGGGTCTTCCGGGTCCAGGCCGTTGAGGTAGGTGGTGACCTCCTCAACGGTGTGCTCGCCCGGGTTGAAGGCGGTGGCTGGTTCGCCTTCCTGGGGCTCGTAGACGGGCGTGTATCCCTGGCGGGTGAAGTAGGAGATGACGTTTTGGTCGTCGGTTTCTCCTAGGCCGTCGACGAATCGGACTCCGCCGACGACGCCCGTGTAGTTGGCGACTGGTGCTTGGAAGCGCACGTGGATCACCGGACCTTGATGTTGCGGAAGACTGCGGCGGCCTTCGTTGCCTTGAGGGCGACGCCGACGGGGCCGAGTTCGACCTCGCCGCGCTTGACGGCGCCAGCTTCGGTGAAGTCGGGGAGCCAAGTGCGGACGACGTGGCCGGTCGTGGTCGCGACTGCGTGGAAGCCGTCGAGGCCGACCCTGTACGCGTACAGGTCGGTGAGGCCGGTCACGCCGGACTGGGATCCGACGGTGCGAGTGGAGATGGGGATGATCGGGTCGGCGGACCCGGCCTTCTCGCCGGCGTCGACGAGGAGGATGTTCCCGTACATCTCGCGGGTGATGGGTCGCCCGTCAGCACCCGCGAGGCCGTCGACGGGGGACTTGGTGTACATGTTGGCGCGGCGGACGGCGGCGCGGATCCGGGCGAGGCCCGCGCGGTTGCCGACGATGACGGTGGGGGTTCCGTCGAGGAGGTCGAGGAACTCGTCGATCGCGTCGAGGGCCTTGTACTCGGCGCGGGCGTTGGTGTCGAAGTCGGTCCAGTCCGTGACCATGTCCTTGCGGAACTCGGTCGTGGACCCGAGGAGGGCCTTGTCGAGGCCGTCGAAGCCGTTGGCGTCGACTCCGGTGTCCCCGTTGAGAACGAGGTCCTGGAACTTCGCGGTCGTGGCCTTGATGATCTGCGCCATGTTGACGCTGACTGCGCCGGACGCGTTGGGGCCGAGCTGGGCGAGGATGCGGTCCACGGAGAACGACGCGCCGATGGGGGCGAGCGTCGTGGTGTGGAGGGTCGTGGTGACGGCCTGGTCCGTGTACTCGGTGTTGTAGGCGCGGGTTGCGGCCGTGGCCTGTGTGGCGAGGCGTCGGTATCCGTAGGTGAGGGTGGCGCCGCCGCCGGTGGGGTTGACGGCGGTGTCGAAGATGAGGGAGTCCAGGATCGCGGACTCCTTGCGGAACTCGTCGATGACGGCGAGGTCCAGGTCCGTGGTCATGTTCTTCTTGGACTCTTCAATGCTGATCGGCATCGTGGGTCTCCTTTCGGGTTACTTGCCCGCGAGCGCGCGGGCAACAGCCTGGTTAAGACTGGTTGATTGCGGGGTGGTTTCCCCGCTCCCGGCGGGGTGGTCGATCGTGTTTGCGCCGCCCGCCTGGGGGGCGCGTGTGCCCGCGTACTGCGGGTGGTCTTTGACGAACGCCTTGACGGCGTCTGTGACGGCCTGCTGGTCGGTGATGTCCACGTCCGCGAGGGCCTTGTGGAAGCGTGTGCTGTCGGTGAGCATGTCCGGGTCTGCGATTCCCTGAGCGGCGCGGTAGACGGCGAGCGCGGTCTGGGCGCTGCGTTTCGCGTCCTGCTCGGCGGCGAGCTGCCGGGTGAGGTCGTCCGGTGTGGGGGTGTCGTCGTCGTCCTTGATGAGGCCGAGGGCTTTCCCGATCTGCTGGACGAGGCTTGCTTGGGCGTCGTCGGCGGCCTTCTGTTTGGCGGCGGTGCGGTCCTTGGCGTTCTCCTTGCGGAGGGCGCGGACCATGTTCTGTAGCTGTTCGGGGTCGGTGGGGAGGCCGTCGGGGGTCTTCGGCGTCTCCTGCTTCACGTCAGCGGAGTCGTTGGTCTGCTGGTTGGTCTGCGTTTCCGCCGGGTTCGGCGTCTCCTGCTTCACGTCAGCGGAGTCGGCGTTGGGGGTGGTGTTGTTCACGTGTCACTCCTGGTGATCGTGACCCTGGTGGGTCCTTGTTTCGGGGTTCTGGGGGGCCGCCGGTAGCCGCTCTGCTTGCGGATTTGCTCGCGTTCGGGTTTGCGGCGGAGCTTCGGGTGCTCGGCGACGAGTCGGCGTATCTCCGTTCGCGCCTGGTTGATGGCTTGCTGTGCCTCCTGGTACTCCCGGTCGGCGGGGAGCGTGACTGCTTGGATGCGTTTCTGCTTGCGGATTTCGCGCTCGAGGGCGCGTTGATGCTGGGAAGCCTCGTAGGTTTCCTGGTCGCCGTCCCGTGGGGCTGCCGTGGTTGCGGGCGTGGAAGCGCCGGGCAGGTAGAGGGCTTCGCTGTGCCCGCAGTTCGGGTGGTGGAGTCCTTGGCTGCGGGCGTGGTCGATGGTGGCGGACACGTAGACGCGGACTGTGGCGTCCGGGTCGGTGGCGCTGGGGAGCGTGTGCCATCCCCTTGGGTGGGCTCCGGTGAGGGAGAGGACCGTGCCTTGCCAGGGGGCGCATAGGGGGCACGTGTAGCCGTGGCCGGTGACCATCACGAGGTCTTCGCCCGCCGCGGTGAGGGTTTGTTCGTATCCCCACCTGTGGGCGTTGAGGGTGCCGGTGCGGACGGCCATTTCGGTGTAGGCGTCGAGGGTCCAGTTGCGGCCTGCTCGGTCGGTGAACCCGGTGACGCCTCGTGCGGCGAAGTCGGTGAGGGCGTCGCGGAGGGCTTGCCTGGTGCTGGTGGCTCCGGCGACGGTTGTGGCGACGGGGGTGGTGAGGGCGCTGCGGTACACGTCGTCTGCGTCGCGGAGGATGACTGCGGGGATCGCGGTCAGCGCGGTGAGCGTGTCGGCGGCGACCCCGCCGAGGGCGGCGAGGGTTTGCTGCGGGGGCGCCCATTCGCCTGGCCGGTTGGCGTACAGGTCCGCGAGGTCCCGTTCGGCTTGCCCCTGGCCGGCGTCCCGCGCCTGGTCAAGTACCCATTGGGCGCGGGCGAGCACGGCCTCCCAGTCGTCGCCGAGCTGGGCGGCGAGGCGGGCGCGCAGGGCCGACCAGTACGCGAATTGGGTGGTGTCGTACCAGGGACTCCCGCCAGTGGTGAGGATGCTCCTGGCCATTGTGGCGAGGAACCGTGTTTGCGCGGCTTCGACGAGGTCGAGGATCTGTCGGGCGTACTCGATGGCGAGGGTGTTGGGGTCCACGCCCTGCTCCTAACTAGTCCTCGTCTTCGTGCTGGTGGGTGTTGGGGCGCCACTGCGCGGGGTCAGTGAGGGGTTGGGCGGCTTGGAGGCGCGCCACTTCCTCGTCGACTTGGGTCTTGTCCCAGTCGGGGTGTGCCATTTGCACGCCGGTTTCCGTGCTGAGGAGTTGCGCGGCGCGGAGGGTTTGCACGGTTTGCGCGTTGTCTTCCGTGGTGTTCTGCACGAACGGCGGGAAGTTGACCGTGAGGTCGGTGGGGTCCAGGCCGGGCGTGCCGAACACCGCTTGGTCGACCGTGATCATCTTGACGATGAGGGCTTGCACGGCGGGCTTCTCGAGGCGGATCTTGCGGCCCCGCGTGGTCGCGGTCTTGGCTTGGCGGGCGCGGACCTCGGTGGCGGTGATGTCGCTGTCGCCCGTGTCCGCGAAGGACGCTTGGGAGTAGCGTGCCCCGTGGATGATCTGCGCCATGAGTTCGTTCGCGGTGGCCTGGTGTTCGGCGTACCGGATGTTGAACTGCTGGGGGTGGATGGGTACCTGGTCGGCCATGCTCCCGGCGATTCCGTCGAGGGGCGCGAAGATCTCCTGGTCGAGGTCGAACATGGTGTGGGTGTTGCCGTCCTTGTCGGGGCGGCTTTGGGTGAGCATGTCTCGGTCGACGAAGATCCGGGCTTTGGCGAGGCGGATGTCTCGCATCCATGCGGAGTAGGTTTCGTCGAGGGCGTCCATGAGGGGTTCGATGCCGTCGAGGTCGCTGCGGCCGAGGTTGCGGGCGGTGGGGTGGGTGCGCCACCGGATTTGGGGGGTGACGTTGGGGATGTAGGCGACGGGCAGACCGCGGGTGATGCCGGTGGTGACGTAGCCGTCGGGGCCGACCATGGTGGCGAGGGGCGTGGTGGCGGGGTATTCGGCGAGGCTGCGCATGATGCCGAGGTTGTCGGGGGTGCCTTCGTAGACGCCGTGGTAGGTGAGGCCGAGGCCGTCTGGGGTGAGTTCGTGGCGTTCGAGGTGGCGCCACGTGGTGTTTCCGGTTTGTTCGATGACGGTCCAGAATGTGACAGCGGTGAGGCGTCCCCACCGGAACTCGGGGATGGCGTGGTCGGCGTCGACGGTGGTGAGGAAGGGGCGGTCGGCGATTGTGGGGTCCCAGGTGACGCGGTGGTAGCGTCCGCCGAGGGCGGCACCGGTTTCGGCTCCTGTGAGGAGCGCTTCGAGGAGACCGTCGTCCTTGTAGCGTTCGATCTGCTGGTTCGTTGTCTCGTTGGGTGTGGTGATGGTGGGGGGTGTGGCGTAGAGGAAGTCTGCGCTGCTGGCGCATAGGTCGGCGGCGATGGGGATGTGGAGGTCGCCGCGGCTGGGACGGTTGGCGGCGGCGTTGGTGGTGCGGCCCCAGAAGAAGCGCTGGACGAAGCCGATGAGGCCGCGCCGGTGGGGGGCGGGGGTTTCGGCGTGGTAGGTGTTCCACAGGGCTTGGGTGTCGCCGGACCACCAGGCGGCCCACTCGTTGGTTTTCTGGGTGATGGGTTGCCATTCCCTGGGGGGCCATGGGGTGTTGCTGGCGGGGAGTGGCATCGTCGTTGCTCCTATGTGGTTCGGATGTGGTGGCGCCAGAGGCGTTCTGTGGTGGTGAGGGCGTATCTGGCTGCGTCGAGGCTGTGGTCGTTGGTTTTGATGGGGCGGTCTTCGCCTGCTTTTTGGGCTTTGGGGTCCCAGCTGTAGCCGGGGGCTTCGTTGATGAGGCCGGTGCATCGGCTGCTGATGTGGAGCCAGCCGTTGGCGAGGCCGTTGGCCATGAGGCGGATGCCGTAGAGGACGTCGTTGTTGGCGTCGGTGAGGCCCCAGGCGCCGTCTTGGCGGAGTTGGACTTTGAAGGATGCGGCGGCGGGGTCGACGATGATGCGTCGTGGTGTGGTGTCGAGGTGGGGTGCGTGGGTGGTGGTGCGGAGCCAGTGGAGGATGGCTTGTGATTGTTCGGCGTCGGTCCAGGTTCCGTGTCCTCGGTTGGTTTGGTCGAGGCGCCATTCGTCGACGAGGTAGAGGTGGTGGTCTTCGCCGAGGCAGAGGATGACGGCGCTGGTGGGGTTTTGTGTGCCGTAGTCGATGCCGGTGGCGTAGCAGTCGATCATGCGGGGGAGTTGGTCCCAGGGGGTGATGTGCTTGTGGGGGTCCCACATGTCGTAGATTGCGCCTTCTGCGCTGACCCATTCGCCTTGTATGAATCGCCGGTACCAGAGGCCGGTGAACTCTTTCTTCTTCGCGGCGACGTATTCGGGGGTGAGGCCGGGATTGTCGTCCATGGTGAAGTGCCAGAAACCCCAGCCGTCAAGGCTGTCGATTCGGTCGATGTAGTTGGTTTTGAGCCAGTGGGCGGGGCTGTCTGGGTTGGTGGTGGCGAAGAGGCGGGCGCCTGGGATGGAGAGGCGTCCGAGGAGTTGAACGAAGAAGGCTTCGGGGAGGAGGGTTGCTTCGTCGACGTAGGCTCCGGCGAGGGTGAGGCCGCGGACTTTGGATTCGGCTTGTGCGTCGTTGGCGCCGATGATCCACACGGGGCGGCCCATGATGTGGACGCGGTCTGAGCCCATGCTGTAGGCGCCGATGCCTTTGGGGGCGATCATGCCGATGACGTCGAGGATGTTTCGGACGATCGTTGTGTGGGTTTTCCCGATGATGGCGATTGGGCCTTGGGGCGCGTGGTTGCCGATCCAGTCGAGGAACGCGAACAGGCTGATGATGGTTTTCCCGCTGCGGATTGCGCCGTCCCAGAGGGTGAACCTGTCGCGTGTTGTTGAGGATTGCCAGCTTCGTATCTGTTTCGCTGACAGTTCCACGGGCGTCTACTCCTGTTCTGTGAGGCGTTGCAGACTTGTTTGGAGGACTTGGGCGAGCATACCGGCGGTTTCCTGAGCGCCGTCCTTTTCGCGGGGGGATTCAACGCCGTGGAGGCGTTCGATGCGGGACATGACGGCGAGGACGCGGTCGGTGGCGGCGGGGTCGCCTTGGAGGGCGGCCCCGTAGTGGGCGGAGAGGAGCTCGTCGTAGCGGGCGAGCTCCATGGTGAGAACTTGCTCCGCGTTCTCGCGGGTGAGTTCTTGGAGGGCGTCTTTGACGTACTCGCTCGCGGTGGACACGCTGATGTGCATTTCGCGGGCGATCTCGCGGTAGGTTGCTCCGCCGAGCCTGTAGGTGAGGGCTTCGTTCATGCGTTCGCGGCGGTGGGCAGCGCGGCGCGTGTCGGACGCTCGTTGTGTTCGTTTACCCATTTGTTCGAGGCTCCTGGTCTCCTGGTGGGGCCGCTCCTGGCGGCCGGGCGGCGCGCCCACACCCAGGGGTTGGTTCCGCCTGGGTGCGGGCGTGCTCTCGAGGTCAGGAACCGCTGGTGCGGCCCCTCGAGGTTGAGGCGCTTCGACGACTGAACCGAGAGCGCACGGCGTTGACGACGCGGCGGAATGCTCCTCGCACGGTGTCACCCCCTTTCGTCGGGTGGGCACAGTGAAACCCCGGCACCCACTAAGGGGTCCCGGGGTTCGCTGGCGGCGGGCTTAGTAGTCGATGCCGAGGGCGGCGGCGAGCTGATCGCCGGTCATGTACTTGTCGGGCGCGGCGCGCCCGGTGAGACCTATCGCCCGGAGGAAGCGCTCCTTGTCGGCGCGGCTGGGGAAGCTGACGGCGAACCAGTGCTCGCTGTCGGTGGCCGCGATGAAGCGTTTCTGCTCGTTGGCGGCGCGCTCGCGGTACCCCTGTTCGAGGGCGGTCAGCTCGCGGCGACTGTCTTCCTCGAGGTTGCCGGTGTACTCGACGGCGGCGAGGGGGTCGGGGGTGGGGTCGCTGGGCTTTTCGCGGCGGAGGGGCCGCTTGGGTTTGCGTGCGGCCCCTGCTTTGGGGCCGCGTGCGACGATTGCCATGGGGGTCCTTACTTGAGGAGTTGGGTGTCTGCGAGGGGGAACCAGTCGAGGACTCGCTGGTAGTCCTCGGGCGCGTGGTCCCTGAGTGGTTCGAGGAAGCGACGGTCGATGCCATCGAACGACCTGCCGAACCACTCATAGTCGACGGGTAGGGGGATGCCCGCGCTGTTGATGGAGTCCATGACTTCGTGCTTCTGCCAGTCGTAGATCGGGCTGACCTTTCGGCTGCCTGGTTTCATGGCTCCGTGGCGGGTGAAGCTGGCGCGGCGGACGATGCTGTCGGCTGCGCGGACGCCGTCGGCGACCCAGGTGTCGTCTGGGAGGCCGAGGTCTGCGCGGATGAGCTGCCAGAGCTGCGCATACTCGATGTGCGGGAACTGGGCGGCTTCGATGACCGCGAGGCGCTCGGGTGGCTGGTAGACGTAGTTGTTGAGCCACCTGTAGAGGCTGGGGTGTGGGTAGCAGTGGATCTGCTGCCCGAAAGCGTCTTCGAGGGCGTGGAGGGTGTCCTCAATGAACCGGAGGGTGGTTCGACCCTGACTGCCGGGGATGTAGTACATGTAGGCGAGGCTTGTTTCGATGCCTGCCTCGCGGAGGGCGAGGTTGGTGGCGATTGCGTCTTTGCCGAGGCTCATGGCGACGAGGACGGGCCTGGCTTCTGCTTTGAGGTGCTCGCGGATCTCGGTGGAGGGGGGTTGGCCTTTGACGACTGTGGTCACGCGCTGCCTCCCTTGGGGTGGGTGTCCATACCCACTAGTATACTCACCTATTTACATCTGTCAACTTGTGACGCTCAGGCCCGAGCGTTATCCAGCGTTATTTCGCGGGTTCGCTGCGTATCACTGTATAGTGCTGGGTATGGACCCTTTGACTGAACTCCGCGTTGTCGCTGCTGCTATCCGTGAGCGTGACGCGCTGATCGAGCGGCGCGGTGAACTCATCGTTGCCGCGTACGAGGCGCGCGTCCCCTGGGCGGACATTTGCCTGGCCACGGGGTTGACTCGGCAGGCGGCGTACAACGCCTACCAGCGAGCCGTCAAGCGCCGGACGCGCGAGTGATCACTTCTTGGTGAGCACGTAGTCAACCTGGCCGGGCTTCCACTCGAGGAGCCCACGCTTGTGCTCGCTGATGATGACCCAGCCGTCGGCGACGAGGGCGGCGAGTTTTCGCGCGCCGCTCTTCGTGCGGATGTCGAGGGTGATGCGTTTCGTGCGGGGCATCGTTGCTCCTAGCGTTGCGGGTGGTGCTGTCAACATGACAGTAGCATGCGCGTCAAGCGTGGGACACACTTCACCCACTTCATGTGTGACAGTAGCACACGTTAGTGAGTCGTTGCTATTCAATGTTGCTGGTGTGTCGCATTTCGGTTCCAGTATTTTGTTTGCTGGATCGTGCAAGCTGTGATGAGAGCTGCTGCGGCGAGCTGCGCGGACCCGAATGCATGGTCGCCGCCCGCGATATTGGTCAGGGCATGCGCCGCGGTCATGACGGCAACCGTGAGGTGCGGAGCCGCCAGGCATGCGCGGGTAATGCGTCCACTCTTCATGCTTCTTCCTGTCGCAGGAGAGCATATTGGGCAGCTCGTCGTGCGAGGCGTTCGACGACGATGCCTGGGAGTGGTTCGGGCACGTGGTTGATCTTGCATTTGCGTCGCCACTCGATGGTGCCGTCTGCGTGAACCCAGACGATGCCGATTGATGCGTCAATGACTGGGCTTGTGTCGATGAGGCCTTCGGGGACCGCGTATAGGAACCTGTGCGTTACGCGCTTCCAGGGGCGGATCTTCGCCCATGTTTCGCGCTTAGCGTCTGCCCTGTCGACCTTGATCTCGATTGCTGTCCTGATCTGCTTGTCGATCATGAGGGCGTCGATGCGGCGCTTCAGCGAGTCGTGGCCTTCGGGAGCGTAGAGGTTTGCAAGTTCGTGCTCGTCGCTGATCGTCAGTTCAGGCACGATAGCCGCTGTCGGCCATGCCTTGCGCAGGGCGTTGAGGATGTCGTCGGCGTTCATGCTGCCCCATCCTGTTCGCGGTCGAGGCGGGCGTGTACGGCGGTCACCTGGTAGAGGGGGCCGGGTTGGGTGTGGACGTGGCCTCGGTGCGCCCATTGGCGGAGGCGGTCGTGGGAGAGGGTGGGGAATGCTTTGCTGAGGGTGCCCCAGCCGACGTAGATGGCGGGATTCTTGGTGTTCCTGAGAACCTGGTTGAGGGCTACTTTTCGTGTCATTGCTTGGTCTTCCTTGTCTTGGTACCAGCGGTCGCACTGCTCGCAGGAGCCGTGCTCGGGGATACCGTGAGGGGTGGGGTCAGTTGTGATGGTGCCCCCGCAGTTGGGGCAGGTGCCGATGGTGGCGGGGGTGTGGCCTGTGGCGCGTGCGAGGATGTGCCACGTGTCGGTGATGGTTTCGGCGAGGGCTTCCCAGTCGGCGGCGTGGCCTTGTGCCCAGTCGATGGTGCCGATCAGGTAGGGGAGGGTGGAGCGGCGGGCGGGGGCGGGTTCGCCTCGTTCGTCGGCGAGCTGCAGTGCCCAGGGGTGGAGGATGTCGAGGACACCGGCGCTGGTGCGGATGCCGGCGGGGCCGTCGTCGGTGGTGTCGAGGATGGCGGCGAGGTGGTGGGGGAGGCCCGCGCCGTTGCCGCTGTGGCCGCCCGAGGTGGGGCGGGGTGAGTGCAGGCCTGTCGCGGCGTGGGCGGCGGCGTCGAGGGCAGGTAGCCAGGCGGCGATCTGTGCGAGCATCTGCGTGGGTGTGGGCATTGGCGGGGGTCTCCCTTCCGATTTTAGAGGGGTGGCTGGTGGGGATTAAAAAGGGGGGTCGGTGGGCGCGGGCTGGTTGGCCCAGGGGGAGCCGCCGCCGGGCTGCCCGGTGACGTTCGCCGGGGTGGGGGCGGGGCCTCGCTGCGCCTGGTACTGGCGGCGGGCGGCTGTGGTGCCCAGGAGGCGTGGGTTGAGCACTTCGTGGGCTTCGTGGCGCTGGCCGTCCTTGCCGGTGAAGGCGACGAGGGCGAGGGTTCCGGCGACGCTGATCCCGTCTCCCTTTCGGCACGTGTCGGCGAGCCAGGAGTAGCGTTCGCCCCACAGGGCGGCGCGCACCCACAGCGGCTCACCTGCGTCCTCCCAGTCGCCCGTGGGCTTGCCGTCGTGGCCCCTGCGCTGCCGGCGCGGCGTCGCGCAGATCCTCAGCTCAGTGACTTGCTGGCCGCCCTGAGTCCACCGCACAACAGGGTCGGCTCCGAGATTGCCGGTGATCGTTGCTTCAATGCTCATTGTTGGTGTCCTTTTCGTTGATTTCGCGCCGTTTGTGTGGCGCGGGTGTGGTTGTTGTGGGCCGCGAGCGCGTTAACCGTCTGCCCGGTCGATTCGCTGTGCGGCGTTTTGAGGGCCTTTCAGACCCCTGGGTGGGTGTGGGTACCGCCGGGGGGCTGTTCGCCTGTCAGCGGGCCGCGCTGGGGGCGTGGCGGGGTGTTGCTGCGTCGAGCATGGCCTGCCATTCGGGCGGTGGGGGCTGTGAGGGCAGTTCGCGGCGCTCGCGGGGGGTGCGCCCGATTGCGTGCCATGCTCGGGCTTCTGCCTGGGTGGCGTCGAGGCCGGCTTTCACCGCCTTGATCTGCGCTTGTTTCCAGGCTGCCCAGTCGCCGGGGGTGTCTGCAAGCTCGTCGGGCGGCTCAGGCAAGCCCATCCGCACGGCGGTTTCGAGGCGGGCTTTGCCGAGGCTGCGCCACCTACGGTTGATGTCGGCGGGCATGACCCAGGCGCGCTCGTCGCGGTAGTGCTCGCCGACGATGCGCAGCGCGTCGGTGAGGGGCATGTCGTGGTCGAGGGCTTCGGCCCATGCGAGCGCGGCTGCCTGCGTGGCTTGCCGGTTGTCGTAGGCGGCGGCCTTGGCGAGGACTTGGGCGGCTTCTTGGGGGTTCATGCTGCGCCTCCTTCGATGGCAATGAGCGCGGGTTGCGCGCTGGGCGCGTGGTTGGGGTCGAGGCTCTCGGCGAGGGCGAGCCAGTCGCTGACGCGATCGTCGGTCGTACTGCGCGGCGCGGGGCCTCGGCGCGGCTGCGCGTGCTGTTCCTGGCAGCGGCGAGCCCAGTTGCGCCACGTGGCCGCCCAGTCGGTCTTGCGACCCTTCGCGCCGGGCTGCGCGGTCCAGTAGTCGCGAAACCGATCGACCTCGAGGGCGTTCGCCGCGGCGGGGGCGTTGGCGCGGGTCCAGTCCGCGAGGGCCTGATCGGGCTGCCAGCCGTCGGGCAACCGCGTGCCTCGGGCCTTCGAGGGCTTCGAGGGCTTCGAGGTGGCTGTGGTTGCCGGGGCCGCGTCAGCGGACACGGTCACGAGCTCAGCGGCGGTCTCAGTGACGCCCTCGGCGTGGGGGGTACCCGAAGGGGGGGTAATAATACTCTCCTTTCTCCTTTCTCCTTTCTCCTTGTTCCGAGTGTCACGCGTGATGTCACGCCCCATGTCACGCCCTGTGTCACGCGTGACATCGTCCGGTTTGATCTGTTCGGACTTTCGCGCGCGCTCGCGGGCTTTTCTCGCCCTCGCAAATGCTCGTTTTGACTCTGTCCGATCCTGGATGTCACGCCACGAGTCGTTCCATTTCACCCACGATGTCACGCTCACAGAGTCGTCATTTTTTGTGACAAGACCGTGACTGTCACACGTGATCACGCGTGACATTGCATCGGGGATCCCGAGGCGGTTGACTGCGACCTCAATGGGGATCACGCCGTCGGTTTCGGGGTGCGCGGCGCACCACGCGAGGGCGCGCACGTACCACAGTTCAGCGTCGGGGCCGACCGCGATAATGGCGGGGTCGTCGTAATACGCAGCGGCGAGCGCAGCGTAGCGGCCAGGCCGCTTGAAGCCTGTGCGTGCCATTAGCTCATCCTTTCGTCTGGCTCTATGCGGATCTCTATTTGCTGGTAGTCGGCGAGCGCGAAGCCGCTGATGTCGGCGATCACCCACCCGGCGGGGATTGTCTGTAGCGCCTTGATAAGGTCGCCGGGGTCGATCCGCTCTCCGTGCTCGACGCGGATCGTGAGTAGCTCAGTGCGACGGGCGTCAAGCACTGGGCCGTCCGCTGTCTTGGGGGGTGCGGTAGTAGATTGCGACGCGGCGCGTGGCAAACGGCTCGGTGTTCTCGCTGACAGTCATCTCGACGATGTCTGAGAAGCTGGGGATCTCGTCGAGCATCTTCCGCACCATGTCAGGTGTCAGGGGGGTTTCGTCACCGATCCTGAGCAGTGCATATCTGTCAGCTCGTTGGCGGCGGGTTCGCTGTTCAGTCATTTCGCACGCTCCCCTCGGCGGGTTCTCGGTAGCAGATTGTGAAGGACCTTAGTCCCGGCTTAGTTGCCTTTTCGCTGATCGTGTCGATGATGGCCTCTTGTGAGAGGTGGGACAGCAGCGCCACCAATATGACAACTGGCAAGCCGCTGTCTGGTGGCAAATCGATTGTGACCTGAGCCGCGATGTAGCGCTTCATTTTGTGGTCTCCTGTTCCTGAATTATGAGGGTTACGGTGTGGGTGCCCTTGGGCGTTTTATCGGTGGCGCGGGTGAATGCGACGCTTGGGATGTGCAGGTGGTCGTCGTCGTCCCAGACGCGGGCGTCGACAAGGCCGTCGACGATCGCCTTCACCGTGGGCGCCGCGTTCGCCGGGTCCGCCCGCGTCTGCGTCGGGTAGCCGATCACGGCGGTGACCGTGGACGCGCCCAGGCGTTTGCCGGCTGCGCCGGTGATGCGCGCTTCGCTGGCGGCGAGGGCGCGAAGCATCCGCGTGCGGCGCATCCGCGTCGACCAGTGGAGCCGCTGGTTGGCCGTGAGCCATACGGCGGGGTGCAATGTGAGGGAGATGCGGATCATGACGCGGCCATTCGGGCGAGGCCGGTTGCGACGGCGTGCGCGGCCTGCAGGGGCACGGTGCCGGTCTGCAGTAGGTGCAGCCGCTCGTCGCGGTCGAGGTCAATGTCGGGGTGCCCGACATAGCCGATGGGGAGTCCCATCATCCACTCGACGAAGCCGAGCGCTAGGCTCCCCTGGGTTTCGGGCGTTGGGACCGAGTACAGGGGATATGGGTACCGCTCGCCCGTGACCTTCTCCCAGTGCTCGAGGGCGCGTGTGCGCGCCTGGTTGGGGTGGCCGGCATCGTCGTCGAGTGCCCACTGGCAGGCTGTTTCGAGGAGGACCGCGTTGTCAACGCTGGGGGTGGCCCACGAGGAGGTCACCTTGTTGGCCGCGTCCAGGTGCGCTGCGTTCACGGTGGGCACGTCGCAGTCGTTGCGGACAGCGATCACGTAGGTGCGGTGGCGCGCGTGTGGGGCACCCACGTCGCACGCTCTGACGAAGCGGCAGGCGGTACGGTATCCGCGCGTGTTCAGGTACTCGTGGATCTCTCTCGCTCCGACGCGTGCGGCCTGCATCTCGACGATGACTAGGGGTGGCTTGTAGCCCGCACCGATCAGCGACGTGCCCGTAACAGCCCAGTCGTCGTATCCGTTGATGGTGAGTACGTCCACCATCGGGGGCGGCGCGTCGACGACGGTGTAAGCGCCCGCGTGCGGGTGGTGGTAACGCATGATCGTGCGGCCCGCGTACTCTGGGATCCTGTAGGGGTGTGCGTGCCAGGCTAGCTGTGCGCCGCCCAGCGCGGCTGCCACGCCGATAGGGAGGCCACCGTACCCGGGGTTAATAGCACCGATGGTCAGTTCGGTGGTCATGAGAGGTCTTCCTCGCTGATTGGTGCGCCGGGGTGCGTGTACCAGGCGCGGAAGTCAGCGGGGATCCTGCAGGAGACGCGCATTCTTCCGGGGGTGGCGACGATCATGTCGCCCTCGACGGCCCACAAACTGCCGATCTGGTCGGTAAGAATGACCTGGCCGTCATGGGTGAAGCCGAAGATCATTCGAGCTCGGCGCGCGAGTTCTTCGCCGTTCTCGCGGGTGAGGCGGGCGGCGCGCACCATGACGCGCTCCTGGTACGTTTGCGCGCCGTCAAGATCGGCGAGCGGGTCAAACGTAGTCATGCTGTTCCCTCTTCTGTGAGCAGTGATTCTTGTGTGGGGAGTCGGTCCCACGTCCGGTAGTAGGGGTTGGCGTATTCGGCCAGGCCGCGGGGGTTCGCGGTCTCTAGGAGCACGTCGGCGTGGCATGGTTGGCCCGGGGGACACCAGCACGCGAGGTCAAGACCCCAGAGGAGGCGGCGGGCGGAGTCTCCGACGTGGCGGCCCTCCCTGGTGTGCGCGAGCCACTCACGGAACTGCTCGACTGCTTCCTCGGGCGTGGCAACAACCATGGGATCGCCGGCGTCGAGCTCGCGTCGTGTTCGGGCGACTCGGTAGGGGTTCCCGTACAGGCTTCCCCTGCCCACGTACTTGGTGTGCGCGGGCATACGCCAACCGCGCGTTCGCTGGCGCTGTATGCGGATCGGGAGTCTCATTGCCTCGACTCCACCATCTCAGCGCGCTGGCAGCGCTCCAGGTAGCGGGCGGCCGCCTTGTGCGTGGAACACTGTGCCCATTCGCGAAGGTCGTCGGCGGTGACGCCGTCGTCCCATAGATCGAGATCGCTCATGCACAGGTGGGCGCATTCATCACAGTCGTCGCACACGATCGTGGTGACGATCGTCCCAATGTCGGGCACCTCTATGCGGTCATATGTGACACCCCGGGGGATGCGAGTGTTGCACATGCTGCATGCGACATGCCCGCGGCTGCGTGGCCGCGCCCTACGGAGGATGTCACTCATGGGCGGCCACCTCGTTGACGAGTGTCCCGACCGCGAGCGCGGCTTGCTGTGGTACGACGCCGTTGCCGAGCATCCTGAGTTGTCGTTCTCGGCTTAGGTCGAGGTCGGTGACGTGTCCGTCGGGTAGGCCCATAAGCCATTCGACGAATCGGGCGGATAGTTGGGGTTTGCCGCCCGGCCGGCGTGAGGGCGTCGAGGGTGGTGGGGCTGCCCTGCCCGTGACCTGTTCCCATCGGGCGATCGTGGCCGCGTAGGGTCCGAAGTGGGTGAGGTCGCCGCTGGTTGCGACCTCGTGGAGGTTCGGCCCGTACCCGGCGGACGAGCGGGGCGCGTACGTGGCTTGCGGTGTGGGGAGGAGTTGGACGGCTTGGGTGAGGCTGTGGCCTGTGCCGTCTCGGTGGCGGCCTGCTTTGTGGTCTGACGCGGTTGGCGTCGGGATCAGTGCGGGAACGCCGTCACCTGGTCCTGCAGACTCACTGAGTGGCCGCCCGCCCGGCGCTTGTCGGGGTGTTGCGGGCCCCCGCAACTGCCAAGGTTGGCCGTTGGGGTAGCCAATAAGGAAGAAGCGGGCGCGCTGGTGGGGGGCGCCGGCGTCGGATGCGCGTACAACACGCCACGCACAGCTGTACCCGAGGCTGGCCAGGTCGCCGACCACACGGCCGGCCGCCCTGAGAGCAGGTCCATTTGCTCCCGTTCCCAGCATCCACGGCTCGGATTCCACCGGGCTATAGGCTCTCCCACTTAAGGCTCCTAAGACGTTCTCCCACACCACGAGGCGCGGGCGGATGGTTTCGACGGCGGCGGCCATGGATTCCCACAGGCCCGAGCGGGTGCCCGAAGCCATGCCCGCGCGTTTGCCCGCGAGGCTTAGATCCTGACAGGGTGAGCCGCCGCATATGATGTCGACGGTCTCCACGGTGGCCCAGTCGATCTTGGTGATGTCCCCGAGGTTCGGGGTGTTGGGCCACCTGACGGCGGCGAGCTTGCAGGGTCCCGGTTCCACGTCGCTCGTCCACGCGACCCGCGCGTCGGGGTCTAGGGCCATGGCGACGCCCATGTCGAGGCCCCCGTAGCCGGTGAACAGCGAGCCGATGGTTGTCATGGCCGGTCGCTTTCGTCGGTGAGGCTGTCGAGGGTGTCGCGGATGTTGGTCGCGTGATTGTTCGAGACGTGCGCTCGAGCGACGGCGCCCATCGATGCCGTGAACTCGTCGACCGCGTCACGTATCGCAGCCTCGTCAATTGCTTCGCGCAGGCGGGCGGCGGCCTCCGCGTAGGGGGACTGGTAGGGCCATTTGGGGATCATGCTGCGCCGCCGCCGTTCGGCTCGTCGCCGTAGTCGAAGATCGGGGCCTGCTGGTCGTCGATGATCTCGACCTCAGCTTCGGGCACCGGCTCAGGTTCGTGCATGGGCTGCGCGTGGTTGCTGTTGTAGATCGCCAGCAGTTCCGTGTGAAGGGTGGCCGCCTGTTCGTTGTTCAGGGCGTTGACGGCGACGAGCTGGCCGAGGCACCGCTTGCACAGCGCGTCGTATGCTTCCTGCGTGAAGCTCAGGGTTTCGAGGCCCTTTGCGACGCTGGCCTGCGCGGGGCTGAGAGGCTTGTCGAGGGTGGCGGGCTGTGATGGGGCCGCCGCGGGCTTCGCGGCCTGCTTCGCCTTCGCCGCCGGGGCGGGCTTGGCGGGGGCCTCGTGGACGATCTCGGCCTCAACGATGTCACCCGTGTCGGTGACAGTCGTGTTGAAGTCCTCCGGGGTGTAGATCATCCCCATGAGGGTTTCCGAGGCGCCCTGGCGGGCGACTTCACTGATCGCCCTCGCGCGAAGCATCTGCGTCGGATACTGGGACCAGGGTCCCTTCTGCCCCCACAGGCCCGCACGTGTGGCCTTCTCACGGTCCCAGGTGACCGTGTACTTGAAGTCGGGATCATCCCGACGAATCAGTGTCACGGTCACGGACTCGGCCCCGTTTTCGATGACGCGGAGCTTGTGCCCCGCGCCCCGGATCACGGCAGCCATGAGGTCAGACGACAGCGTCGCCTTCCCCTTAATCACCGCGATAGACTGCAACGCTTGGAGGGGCTCGAGGCCGAGCGCGACCCCGGTCTCGGCGGCGACGAACGCATTGGCAGCGTTCCCCCGGTATGCATCGGGGACGATGCCGGCAGCGGCGATCCGCTGCACGTACTCGACTCGCTGTTCGAGCGGGGCGGCTGCGTAGGAGAACCCCACGTCCCGCCTCGAACTGGTTGTGGTTAGTTCGTTACTCATGGATTGTCCTTAGATGTCGAAAGTCAGGGGGTACAGACCCCACTCGTTGATCTCGTTCGTGATGTCGTAGCCACAATCCCCACATAGGTTGTGGGGGGGGGTGATGGGTTCACCGCACAGCTTGCAGGCGTTCATTCCTGGCCCTTCCTGCGTCGCACGGCCCGGCGGCGCTTCGCTTCGGCCTGGTCCCAGGAGAGCCACACGAGATAGCCTCCCTGCCCGTCGGATCGGGAGTCGACGACCCAGAATGTGCCGTTCCTGTTCAGGTTGTTCGCGTAGGCGCGGATCGAGGCAACACGTTGCCTGGACCACCCACCGGTCTCGCTCTCCTCGTTCGGGACGAGGAACGTCTCACCCGGGTGCGTCTGGATGTGCCGCCGTTCGGCTGGGGTGGTGATGCGCAGGAACAGGGGGGCGTGAGCGCCGATCTGCGTCTTGCCGGGGATCGGTGCTTTACGGATGGTCATGCTGCCTCGCCTCCTTGTGTTTCTTCGCGGCCCAGGAGGGCGGTACCGAGCGCGATCCCGGCGGCGGTGGGGATGAGGGCGAGGAGGCCGGCGGCGAGGTTGCGCTCGTAGCAGGCGAGGAGCATGGCGAGGACGCCGTAGGTAGCGTTCGCAGCGGCGATCAGGTGGTAGACCGTCGCGGCGGTCTTGGTGTAGGCGGGCACGTAGCGCATGGCTAGTTTGTCCTTTGGTTGATTAGGGGGGGGTTGGGCCGCCGGGCTGCCAGCGGGACGGCCCCCACCAGGCGGGAGGGTTAGGCGACGGGCGGCGTCATTGCGGCGATCTTCCTTGCGCAGGATTCGTGCTTGTCGATGACTGCGAGTAGCCTGTTGATTTCGTCGACGATCTTCGTCATTCGCGCGTGCTCACTCCTGAGCGCGTCCTGTGCGGCGCCGATAGCCAGGGCGTTATGGAGTGATTCGACCTTCTTGTAGTCGTGATCTGCGCTGACGCGTCCCTCGTTGAGGAAGGCGCGCAGCCACCCGAGGTCGTCGCGGGTGAGTTCAAGCGGGATGAGCTTGTCCGTTGCGTCTTTGGTGGTCATCGGCGAGCCTCCTCGTCGGCTTCGGCGCGGTCGGCCTGGTCGGCGTACTCGACGAGGGCCCTCTCGAACAGCGCGTTCATGACCTCGTCGGGGTGGCAGACGACCATGAGTCCGGCAATGACGAGGGCGCGGATGCACTCGGGCATGAGCGCCCAGGCGAGGCGGTGGCGGAGGCCGTGCCAACCGTGGTGGCCGCTGCGCAGCTGGTCGATGTCGGCCTTGTACTTCGCGGGGATGCGCATTTCGGTGGTCACTCCGCGGCCTCCTGGTCGTCGTTGACGAGTGCGATTAGATCCCAGATGACATCGACTGTGCGACCGAGCGCGGTCTGAACGCGCAGGCTGGCCTCCCTGTCCACATCTTTCGTGTCGAGGAGCTTCAAACTGTCGCAAAAGCGAATGAGTTCGTGATGAAGAGCAGCGCGCACGAGGTGCGCCTGCATTGGGGTGAGCGTGTTACCGTTGATCTGCACGATTGGTCCTTTCTGTGGGGTCGTGCTGGGTCTCGCGGGGTGGCAGCCTCGCGGGGCCCGTCTTTTCTTGTGGGCTACGCGGCGGCCTTACGGGCTGCGCGTGTGGCGGCGGCCTTGCGGGCAGCCTGCGAGCGGTTGCTGCGTGCAGTGATCCTGCCTTCGCCGGGGGCGCCTGCGTGCCGGGCTTGGTAGGCCGCGAGCGCGTCGGCGGGGATACGCCAGCCCGCCCGGCCTTTCTCGTTCCAGGCCGTGATCTGTCCGTCGCGGATGCGGCGGCGGACGGCGGCGGTGGAGAGCCTGAGCATGTCGGCGGCCTCGGCGAGGGTGAGGATTTCGGTCACGCGGCCTCCTCGGTTCGGGTTTCGACGTCGGCCATGAATCGGCTCGGGGTCTCATAGCCGAGGGCGGCGCTGATGGTTGCGATCTCACCTAGCGTGAAGTCGCTCTCACCGGAGAGTTTGCGCGCAAGCGTTGTGCGCGAAAGTCCGACCTGCTTGGCGAACGCGCGGATCGAAACTCCGGCGTTGCTGATCCGCGTTTTCAGTTCTATTTGTACTGAGTTCACTGTGTCCCTCCTTTCCGGGATGGCCCATTTGTGGGCCGCCTGTGAGTAACCATAGCGGCCCAGAAGTGGGCCAGTCAAGTCGAAACGCGAAAGTTGCTGACGCAATGTCCCTACCAGGTGGCCCGTTTCTGGTCCATAATTGGGCGCATGAGCGTCACAGCATTTGAGCCGCATGACTTCGAGCAGGCCGTCGCGGCCGCCCTACGTGCCGAGATGAGCCGTCAAGGCATATCTCAGCGCACACTTTCAACTCGGTCGGGAGTTTCGCGGTCGCGGCTGATGCGAGTTCTTGCCGAGGAGGGGCAAACCGCGCCTATGACCGTCACAGTGCTAGAGGCTTTGTGTCGCGCGCTCGGCGTATCGATGACGCGAGTACTCACTGACGCTGAGAACATGCTCGCCACCGGGCGGGCGTAAAACAGACCCCACCAGGACGTTACACTGGTGGGGTCTCGCGCATTTAGAACGCCCGTGCGCGCGGGCAAGCCCCAGAGCCGATCCGGGTGTCAATATGTGTGCGCTTGGCATAAGCGTACCACGGCGACCCAGTAGTGGGCCACATAAGGCCACCGCCCCTGGCCTGACTTTCCCGATCATGACCAAGGGCGGCGTGATTCGCGCGGGTGTAGGCGGCGCGGGCGCGGTTTACCCAAGATGGCCTCAAGCGGAAAGAGCGGAGGACCTTCACCTCTAGCCTACCTCGCGGCGGGTACATCTGCGTACAGGAGAACCGCCCCTATGCCGTGAGAGGCCCAGTCAACGGCACGAGGGCGGGATCTGCGCATTGGTAGCCCGCGCATGGGCCGGGGCCGCGCGGGCGAACCGCGCTGCTCCTAGCGGCTAGGTCGCACCCCGCGTCGGGCCGGGGCCTGCAGTGCCTAACCTCGCTAGAGAACCGCGCGCCCCGAAGGGGCCGCACGATCGGTTACCTCAATTCTACCCATCACCGCCCACAACTGCGTCCAGGCAGCGCCCGCGCACGAGGCGAGGTGTCAAGACAGGTGGCCGCGAGCGCAGCGCCACGCGACCCCGATTTTGGGTGCGTGTCACGTGACACGCACCCAACGTCACGCAACGGCGTTTAACGCCCATTCAAGGCCGGGCAGAAAAGCAGACTTTTCAGCGGGAAATCAGCATCTTTCCCCACCCTCACACCGCAAATCCGAAAACACCGAGCGGGGGGTTCGATTCCCCCCATCTCCACACATCCCACCCCGGGCTTCCGTTGGAAGCCCGGGGTGTTTTGTGCCCAGGTACGTGCCCTGCAACGAATTGCTGGTAGGGGAAGTCTTCGAAACTCGGCGTATTCTATGTGCCCATGCCGGGTGCTAGTCGTCGTCTTCACACAGTGCGCACGTGCCATCACCGCTGCACACTGAGCAATTCGGGTTTGCGCTCCTGCGGCCTTCTTCTCTGTCCCAGCGCTCAAAGTCCATCTCACTGATTGTTTAACCGTCGGGATTGTGGTCGCTGCCGATCATGCAACGACAGGGGTCGGCACAGCGTGAGCTAGGACCGTTTTCCGGCGGATGACATAGTGGCTAGGACCTGTGGGCATCATGGTCGCCTTCGAACGTTGATTGGCTTGGGTTTTCTGTTGCTCCTGGAGTGCTTATGGAACTGTGCTTACCGTCTTACTCACAGTTTTTGACCGTAAGGAAACGTTGGTGAGGGCGGGGAGAGTATTCTCAGCTTTCTTTGCGGCCCGGATGCGCTGGTTACGCGCATGGTGCTTGTTGAAGAGAAACTTTGCCACCCCAAGTAAAGCAAGTGCAACTACAGCGCCGCCAATGGCGCCTCTCCCTGTCCGCTCGAGGGCAGCTTCTGAAACGGCGGTGCGTTTGATTTCGTCAAGCAACGCATCGACCCCGCCAGCTGCCTTAGCTTGTGTGGTGAACTCCTGATAGCATTCAAGGTTACTCATGAATCTAATGGAATTGAAGGACTGATATCGAGTAACCGTGTTGATCGCGCAAACCGCGTGTGGTCACGCCGTGTGAGTGTAAGCAAGCCACGGAACCTGACCATCGTGCGCAATAGTCCGTGCGAATGACTAGGGCCCTTGGGTTCTCCTCGCAACCGCGCGGCAGGCCGCACGCGATGTGCGGCGGCTACACACACCTCTCGCTGTGCACACAGTAAGACAAGCGTGTCTATTCTCTTCTCGGCCATGACTCTACTAGTCTGAGACTGCTAGCATCGTTGGTGTTTTGCGTTGAAAGTGATAGAAGGTTCACATGTCACCTAGGCCAGGTGGGGAGGCAGACAAGCTTGGAAACAAGTACGAGCTTGCGTGGGCTATTCGTCATGCTCTCTACTGCGTGCGTGACGACCGACAGGCTTTGATCGTAGAAGACAGTGACGCCGAGGTGGGACGGGGCTCAGAGTTCACCTTCGAGAGCGGAACCGACATTGAAGTACACCAGGTCAAACGTCAGAATGGTAACCGTAACGTCTGGTCCGTCAGGGAATTGGCCGAGAAGAAAATCTTCAAGGTTGCTGCGAGGCACGTGGCAGCGGGTCGGCATTATCATTTTGTCTCCCTCGTACCCTGTCGACCGCTACAAGAATTGTCCGACCGTGCTCGCAAGTCGGTAGATCTAGCGAGCTTCACCGACCGCTGGCTTAACGGAGAGCTATCGCCAGTCTTTGATCAACTGTCGGCCGCAGAGGTTTTGGGTGGTCCGCAGGCAGCCTGGGACACGCTTCGTGGAATGTGGTTCGAAGTTCATGATGAATCTGATGTCATGCGCACGAACAACATGCTTTCTGAGTGTAGCTTCAGTGGCGCTAATGGTGACCTAATTTCTCTTGCTGTTGGCGACATCCTGCTCAACAACCTCGGCAAGCGGATGACCCGAACAGGACTGTTGGAGCTGCTTGCCGAACGGGGCATTAAGCCGCTGGTACGGGGGGCCCATCAGATAATGCACGAGAAGGTGCAGGCGATCACCAAGAGCTGGCTTCAGTCTATTCAGCGCGAGCTTTTGCAACCACCGATCGAACGCGCAGAGGCCAACCAACTTGTCCGAGCACTCGATCCAGGCCAAGTCGGACTCGTCACAGGCACAGCTGGAGGTGGGAAGAGTTCGGTGCTGGAACAGGCTGTTGCTTCGCTTGAATCTATCGGCGCCGAAGTACTGGCGCTCCGGTTAGATCGATTTGACCATTTCGCGTCGACTGCCGACTTGGGGTGTCAACTTGGGATTGAAACCTCTCCCGCGGTCGCTCTGGCGATGGCGGCCGATGGTCGCGATGCATACCTTGTCATAGACCAGCTTGACGCGGTGAGTCTCGCTTCCGGACGTGTTCCGGACCTTTTCGACGTCGTCATGGATCTCATCGGAGAGGCGTTGTCCATGGACGGCATGCGTGTTGTTCTAGCGTGTCGACAGTTTGACATCGACAATGATCACCGGATCCGTGATTTGGCTTCGCGTACCAACATCACCACGGTGGAGGTCGGCCTACTGGCGAAGGAGGATGTCGAATCGGTCGTGACAAGAATGGGTCTCGACCCGACACATCTGAGTTCATCACAGAGTCTCCTTTTGCGGACGCCGCTCAACCTCATGCTCCTGGGAACAATCTCGCGTGAGGCTGACGCGTTGGCGTTCAATTCAAAAGGATCTCTATTCGAAGCATTCTGGGAGCACAAGCGGCGAGCGGCACGTGCGCGACGACGAGACGTGAGATTCAACGACGTGGTCAGTCGGATCGCCAACACCGCGAGCGACCGGCAAGTATTGTCTGTTCCAGTTGAGATGTTGGACGACGGGGATCTTATCGAGGACGCGGAGGTTCTTATCTCAGAAAATGTACTTGCGAGGGATCGTGGTCGAATTGCGTTTTTCCACGAGGAGTTTTTCGACTATGCCTTCGCACGACTGTGGGTTTCTCGAGAGGAATCGCTCGTCGACTTCCTGGTCCATGATGAGCAGGCGCTGTTCCGTCGGGCCCAGGTGCGCCAGATCTTGCAGCATCTCTATGAGAGGGACCCAGACCGTTTTCGTGTCGAGTCTGGAGCGTTACTAACCTCCGACGCCATCCGATTCCACATCAAGGAGACAGTCCTTGCTGTTGTGTCGAATCTTGTTGCGCCAACGTCTGCCGATGCTGAACTAATGCTGCGGATTGCGGCAACTCATCCGCGCTTTGAAGGTCTTCTCTGGCAGCACCTGTGTAGACCGCAGTGGTTTGCGCGTTTCCACGAAGACGCTCAGATTTCCGCTTGGCTTGACGGGGCAAATGAAGATATGCGGAATTACGCGTTAAATTTAATGGCTAGCGCTGTCAACGAGTGCCCGGGACCAATTACTGCGCTGCTGGTGAGTCGTAAAACGGCACCCGGCTATCACGACTGGTTGCGAAGGATTATTCGTTGTGCTGATGTCTGGCGTGGCCGAGAGCTGTTCACTCTGGTGCTTGAAGCAGTTCGGCACGGTGCTTACGACACCGTAGAGCATGAACTCTGGCTTGTGATGCACGACCTGGCTAAACATGAGCCGCTTTGGGCGATTGAGTTGCTGCAGGCACATTCTATCGATCATGTGGATTCCCTGACACAAAATGAACAAGGTAAGGTAGCTTTGCTCTGTGTTCGGGAACACTTCGCTGCTGAACTCGTAAAGGAAGCCGCCAGTGCAGAGCCCCTGGCATTCGTACAGGCCGTTGTGCCATACCTCCGCCATGTCATGGCCTCTACTGCGACGGAGGAACGAGCTGATCGTCCGATATGCGATCGCCACTTCAGCATGCGATTTGCGGGGGATGATTCTGCAGGTAGCGAACTTGGCGATGTATTGCTTGAGGCTTCTGTCTGCTCGCTCGAGACGTTGGCGAAGACGATGCCTGACGCAATCCAGAGCATTCTTGGTGGCTTGGCTGCTGACCCTTATGACGCATCTCAGTTCCTGCTCTATCGGTGTTTGTCGGCGGGAGGCAAACATTTCGCAGACTGGGCAGCAAGCCTCCTGCTCGAAGGAGGGCGCCGTCTATACTGTGGCTACATTTCAGACGGTTATTGGGCCACGCGGGAGCTTGTTAGGGGAATAGCACCCCATGTTACCGACGCCACCCACCAGCAGCTTGAATTGTTGTTTCGAGACTTGCGCAACAGCTATGAAAGTCATCGGCTCTGGGGACGTTCGGCCTTTACATTCCTATCCGCTCTTGACGAGTCGCGACTAACTCCAGCAGGGCGACGACGCCTTTCAGAGTATCGACGAAAATTTAAAGAACGTGAACCTGCGAAGCCACATGGCATCACCAGTGGAATTATTGGTTCACCGATAGCCCACGCTGCCGCACAGAAGATGACCGATGGGCAGTGGCTGAATGCGATGGTAAAGTACGACTCTAACGAGACAAACTGGAGCGCCTTCACCGGGGGAGCTTACGAACTCTCCCGGGTACTGCAGAAACAAGCTGCTGCTGATCCGGCGCGTTTCGCGGAGCTAACCCTTCAGATGCCCTCAGAGGTCAACGCGTCGTACACCAATGCGTTGCTCATTGGCTTTGGTGATGCTGAGGTGAGTACAACCGCCAGACCGCTACTCTTCGAAGCAGTCCGTTACATCGCATCGCTAGGACAAGCAGACAATGATCGGTTCCTCGGAACGGCGCTGCAGAAGTATCACCGAGAGGTGCCACTTGACTTGGTCGAGCTGATCCTTGATCGCGCTTTGCATGCACTGGACCCGACGGATGACTCCCCAGTGATCATCCACGGTGATACGGATGGGCAAAGTGCTGCGGACATGCATGTGAACGGCATTAACACGGCACGTGGAAGTCTGGCAGAAGCGCTTGGCGACCTGTTAATTTTCGACAGCGACGGCCACCGCACTGCTCTGATACTGCCACACCTCGACTCGATGGCAAGCGATCCGGTGCTCAGCGTTCGCTCGTGTGTTGCGCACACCCTAGCCGCCTCTCTCCGATATGCCCGCCCAGAGGTGTTAACAGCGTTTGCGGCACTAATCCAGGCGGATGACCGTCTGCTTGCCACTAAACCAGTAGAGCGCCTGATGGTATACATCGGCAATATGAATCCCGAGGTCATTGATCCGGTTATTCAGCGCATGCTGGCTTCGGAGAATGCCGAGGCCCGTGAGGCTGGCGGCACTATTGCTGCGTTTGCGGCATTGGAATGGGATCGCCCAGAACTCATGCAACAAGCACTGTCTGGGGACTTCTGCGTCCGAAAGGGGATCGCACAACTCACTGCTGAGCATTTTATCAATACCTCAAACAATGAGTTGGCCACGGAAACCCTGATTCACTTGATGAACGACGAAGTGGATGAGGTGCGTAAGGAGACAGCCGAGGTGGCATCGCGTCTTCATCATCATCCGCTGCGGCCGTTTGTTCAACTACTGACAGCCCTGATCGACTCGCCTGCATACACACACGCTTCGACTCAGTTGCTGCTCACGCTTGATGATGCGTCGGATAAGGTCGATGAATTGGTCTTGAAAGCTTCGCAGCGATTCCTTAGTGTTTTCGGGAATGATGCCGCTGATATCCGCACGGGAGCGGCAGGAGACGTCTTCTATGTTACTAGACTGGTGGTGCGTGGACTAGCACAGTCTCGTGACCGCGGCCATCGTGCGTCGCTGCTCGATGTCTTGGATCAGCTGCTTGAACTTAACGTCTATGGAATCAATACTGCTATAACGGAAGCGGAGCGCATCTAGCTTGAGGAATGCGATGAGCCGCGAAAGTCCATTGACTTCGGGGGCCTTGTATTCACAACGTCGGGGCAGTCAAATAATGCTCCAGCATACCGCCTAACCACTATGCGCGATGCTATTACATTGTGACGTTCGGAGACTTGGGATCAGGCAAATCAGTCTCGGCGAAAACCTGGGTGCTGCGTAACCTGATGGTGGGCCGGCGCGTGGTGATCGTCGATAAGAAGCTGCAGGTTTTGGGGGCTTTTCATAATTGGGGGTGTAGTTGGGGTCTGAATCCTCCTGTTTCGAGGAGTGCTCGGGTGATGTAGTGGGTGAGGTTTCGGAAGTCCTGGGGCGGAGCCGCGTAGGTGTTCGAGGGGTGCGTTGATGGCTTCGGTGGGGCCGCCTGTGGTGTGGGGGTGGTTTGATGTAGGCCAGGATGTCCCTGGATCGTCGTTTGAGTGTCCTGCCCAGCGTGATGATCTCCGTGAGGGAGCTAGGCACGCCCGCGTCGCTGAGACAGGCTATTTCGGCTTGCATCAGGGCCTTACCGCGGATTTTGTTGGGATCGCGGTAGGCATCGGGTGATGTTCTGGTAGACGCTCCAGGTGACCTCGAGTGCGACGTGCTCCTCACTGGCGAACAGGTCGAATATGCGGTGTTGCTGACGCGGCGTGAGGAGGCATGAGCGGGTGTGGAGCATACGGCGGGCCTTGTACAGGGGATCCGTGGCACGCCCGCGCCGATGGTGACGTTCTTGCCCGGAGCGCCTGCGGCACTCATCGAGAGCATCACCGGCCAGGTGCACGACGTGGAAGGGATCCATGACCGCCCCCGCGCCGGGGAGTTCTTCGGCAGCGGCGCTTCCCGCCCCGGTGAACCCATCCATTGCGACGATCTCAATGCGCTCGCGCCACGTGCTGGGCTGGGAGGCCAGCCAGGTTTTGAAGACCCCCTTGGATCGGCCCGGGACCATGTCCAAAAGCCGGGAGGGACCACTGCGATCATGGACGGGCGTCACATCCAAGATGACAGTGACGTACCTGTCCCCACAGGGGGTGTGTCGCCACACGTGTTCATCCACGCCAATGACACGCACCCCTTCAAACCGTCCTGGATCATTGATCAGCAGGCGCGCCCCTTGGGCCAGGACAGCGGTGTTGGCGGTATTCCAGGACACGCCCAGGGCCTGGGCGACGCGCGCCACCGTCACATGATGAACAACCACGCCCGTCAGCCCCCAGCGCACCGCCGCACGCGAGAGCTTCACGCGCGGATCGGCCGCTTGACTCATGTCTTGACGCCACACGTGAGCACACTCTGGGCACCGGTAGCGGCCAACGCTCACATGCAAAAATGTGGGGCGCCACCCGCAGGGCTCATGCGCCAAGCGCCTGACCACCGTGCCACGAGAAATGCCCTGGCACCCACAGCGTCGACACCACCGATCCTCACCAGCAATCCGGCAAGCCAACACTGCATGGTCTGCCTCAATGCGCTGACCCGTCACCCCCAACCCCAAGCCATCCAGGCACGTGAAAGCGCTCAGATCAGGGCGATCAAAGATAGTATTGGACATGTCGAGGTCTTTCAGATGGACGGTGTAGCAATCTCCATCATCGAAAGACCCCGGCTGGAGGTGTCTGGGTTTTTCGGACCGTTTGTTGTGAGAGGGTTGTTCTGAGTAGTCCTGGCTGCTTGTGGCCGGGCAGAATGGATGACCATGAGGAAGTTTTCGGAGCACACGCCTGAGCAGATTGTTGTGAAGGTGGAGAAGGCCGAGGCATTGTGAGATGAGGGTGTGAGTACGGCTCAGGCGTGCCGTGTGCTGGGTATCAGCGAGGCGACGTTGTGCCGGTGGTGGGTCGATGAATCGTCGTGAGGCCAAGGAACTGCGTGAGTTGCGCGAGCACAACGCGCGCCTCAAACAGTTGCTAGGCCAAGCAGAGCTGGAGAAAGCAGCGTTGCGTGAGCTCGCGGAGGGAAACTTCTCAGTCCGGCGCGCAGGCACGACGCTGTGAACCACCTGGTTGGCCAGGGGTTGTCTCAGCGCCTTGCGCGGGCGGGTTGCTGGGTTGTCGCGCTCAGCGTATTGCCGGGCTCGCGTGGCGGGCGGGGTGAAAACGCTGCGTGATCATGGGCCTGTGCGCCGGTGGATGAACGATTGTGCCGCCATACATCGACGGTGGGGCTATAAACGTGCCTGGGCGCGGGCCAAGAGTGAGGGCATTGTCGTGGGGCGTGATACGTTCCGGCGCTTGTGGCGCAGCGAGGGGCTTCGTGTGCGTCCGTGCAAAGCCCACAAGCCTCGCGCCGCGCCTACAGCGCCTGGTCAGGGCTAGTGCTCCTGGGCAGGTGTGGGCCATTGATTTCCAGTTCGACTCGGACTGGAAGGGGACGTGTCTTCAAGGTCTGTCACGCCATTGATGAGTTCACGCGCCAGCACCTGGCTGTCCGCGTTGAGCGGCGCATGGGAGCCGCCGACGTGATCGACATGCGTGACCTGGCTGTCCTAACCCATGGGGCACCCCAGGTGCTGCGCGCCGATAACGGGCCCGAATTCACCGCCGCAGCCGTGGGACACTGGGCCAGCGAGCACGACACGCTCCAAGCACTCATACCCCCGGGCCAGCCGTGGCTGGGCGGATTCGTGGAGTCCTGACACAACCGCATGCGCGACGAACTCCTCGAGGACAACATGCTCAATGGGCTCGACCACGCGCGCGCCCTGATCGCCGCCTGGTCCCAGCGCTACAATGAAGAGCACCCCCACAGCGCGGTGGGCTGGCTCTCACCCAACCAGTACGCGCGCCGATGGGCACAACACCACCAATAG